TTACGACGCTGGGCTTTCAGCTGATACCGATTTGATACCAATCTTGAGTTTTTCCAGCTCGCTCCAATCGGAGCTTGAGTTAAGCCAACGGGCATACGTCGACAGCAGCATCTGCACGCTGTGACCCAGCTGTTGGGCGATAAATGCGGGGTTGAGACCGGACATTAAGCATATTGTCGCATAGGTGTGGCGGCAGTTGTATGGGGGGCGACGTCTGATCCCCAATTCATTCAGCACCGGCACCCACTGCTTATGCAGATCGGAGGTCTGTTTCACGTACTCGGCGTTCTTTGACGGCGGGAACAGGAACGGCGTTTCGGTCACCGCTCCCTTGCCATCCCGGCGGCGATCCGCGTACTGCCTGGCGAACTGGATTGCCCGCAACGCCCGATCGTTCAGCAGCACGAAGCGATCCCGCCCGGTTTTCGTCCTTTCCTCAACCTCGCCCAAGGCGACGGTCCGTTTGACGTGTACTGTTCTCCTCTCCATGTCTATCACATCCCAACGCACGGCCAAGGCCTCCGACAGGCGGAGGCCGGTGAAGAACATGAATTCAAACAGAGCGGCGTAGATGAGGCTCGGCCAGTGCTTGTGCTGGTACAGCTTGTCGAGGATGGTGTTGGCTTCTGCCAGGGTGAAAGGATCGATCTCTTTCTTCGAGCGCTTCGGCAGGTCAATCAGCTCGGCGGGATTCTTCGCAAGCAGGCCTTCCCGGGTGGCTGCACTAAGGATGGTGGACAGCCTGGTGATCGCATTGCGCTTCACGTTTGGGGAGGTCCATTCGGTTTCGGCGATGACGCGACGCAGTAGATTGGTCGTGATCAGGTCGACACGGACCATGGCTAGTCGCGGTACCCAGTAGAGGTTCAGGGCGCTTTTGTAGTTGTTGTGCGTGCCCTGGGTGATTTCCCGGCCGTCGAGCCAGAGCTGGGCATACTCGCCGAAGGTCGGCTTACCGCCGACCGCAGCCTGTGAGCTGGGGAACAGCTCTGCGTACTTGTCCTGGTCAAGGAGGCCGAGCTTGTTGAGGCTGGTTATCTGATCGCGAAGGTTGGATGCAGCCTTGATCCCTTTTTGTGTCGGGGGATAGGGGAGCGTTTCGCATCGACGGATACCGTCCCATGTGAAACGAATGCGGAGGGAGTTGCGGAAGATTTCGACCCCACGGGGTAAACCCATTGGCTTTCCAGCCATTCGTCATACCTCTTTTTGCTGTAGATGATCCGGCCGCCATGCTTCATCCAGACGCCCTCGGGGATCTTCCCATCCAGGCGCCGATGCTCCAGGGAGCGTTTAGTGCAGCCGATCAGTTCGGCTAGTCGTTGCTCGGTGACTTTGTCGACGTCACCGGTGGTTTCGATATCCATGGGATGGTCTCCACGCCGCCGGTGGCGGCAGGTTGGTGGTCAGTCGCAGCTGTTGGAGCTGGATCCGCTATCGCTGGAACCACTGCTGTCGCTCGACGAGTAGCTGCTGCCGCTGTCGTAGCTGCTGTAGTCCCGACTGGCGCACGAACTGCTCGAGCGAGTCGGCTCGTAGCTGTCCGCCAGATGTATGGGATGCAGGGGGCTGACCAGGCTCATGGGGTTGAGCGGGTCAAGCATCGGGTCTTGCCGGTCAGATGCCGGGCTGTGGCCACGGGCATGCACGGTCGGGCCGAGCGCGGCGCGTTGTGCCGGCTTCTTCTTGCGCTTGAACAGGAGTGCCAAGAAATTGAGCATGAGTCTCTCCGTGCCCGCGCATGTCGGCGGGCTTGAGTTGTAGGGGGAGGGGTTAGGCTGCTGGGCGCTTCATGAAGGTGATCCAGTGCGTCTTTTCGCGCTTGCCGGACTTGTGGCCAAACAAGGGCTTCTCATCGGTGAGGGCCAACAGCTCGCTGACCAGCACCTGGGTTTCGTTCCACTTGAAGATCAGGATTCCCTCGGGCTCCAGCACGCGGAAGCACTCGGCGAAGCCTTGGCGGATGTCCTCCCGCCAGTCGCTGGTCAGCAGTCCGTACTTGGCGCGCAACCAGCTATCGACGCCGGCCCGGGTGAGGTGCGGCGGATCGAACACGACCAGACGGAAGGTTGAGGCCTCGAAGGGCAGGCTACGGAAGTCCATCAGCACATCGGGCTCAACCTTCAGCACGCGGCCGTCGCAGAGCAGGTGCTCTTCGTCGCGGATGTCACCGAACAGGGCGCGCTGGTCTTCTTTGTCGAACCACATCATGCGGCTGGCGCTGCAAGGGTCGAGCACTTTGGCTGCAGCACTCATCGCGGCCCCCTGTAGATCAGGTAGGCCATGTACATCAGGGGTAGGGTCATAGAAGGTGTCCTCCGGCATCCAGCAGGGCGTCTCGATCTTGCCGAAGCTGATCGCGCTCTCTGATCAGGGCCTTGATTGCGGTTGAAATGTTGCGGTGCCCCAGCTCGATGGTGATGGCAACGCATATAATGCGTTAGGGATCACCTCAGCCCGGCTTTTGGCCGAGCCAAACCCGCCTGGAACGGCACCACGCCGGACGGGCTATCACTCAGGGAAATGAGAAAAATGAAGACCGCTATCAAGGCCGGTATCGCAGGCGCGGTGCTGGTAGTAGTGGGCGCAGCCCACGCCGAGCTGCACGGGGAAGAAGCAGAGAATGCAGCACGGGATGCAGCGGTGCGTCAGTACGCGGCGAAGCTGGAGGCCGATTGGCAGCAGTGCTTGAGGAAGCCGGAGACCAAAACCACCCAGGATTCAGGTCTTTGCGCATATGCAATGCGGGAGGCGGCTAAGGATGCGGTGAAAGAGAAGTACCAGAAGGCCCTGGCCACCGCAAAGGAGTACGTCGATAAAGGCTGGCTCCCGAAAAATGTACCGGCCATGATGCCCCAGGCGCAGGCAGCGTGGGAGCAGTTCGTAGAGGCAGATTGCGGTGTGGTAGGTGCTCTCATCACTGGGACCGCGAGCGCTACCTATCAGATAGTGTGCGAGTACAAGCACCAGATACAACGTCTCCACGACCTGGACCAATGGTGAGTTTGATGGTGATTGATAGGCGCAGGTCGTCGTAGTCAGGCCGGTCGCCCGATTTCGCCGCCTCGATGATTTCTCCGAAAGTTTTCATGGCTTGTCTCCAGCGGCCATTGCTTCAGCCTTCAGCGAGGAGTACGTCACGCCATCCAGCGCGCTGCCCTCGTGGAACTTGTCTGGGTTCTGCCATTGGCGCACGTCCTTCAGCACTTGGAGCAACAGCCATCCTTCGGCCTCGCTGAGGTCCCGGCCGGTGACGGCGTTGAATGCCTGGACGGTGCGGCCCATGCTGCGCTCTCCGCCCGGCGCGTCGTACTGCTTGCCGCGCTCGGCCTGCACGTCGATGGCGGCCTGCAGGAAGTCGGTGGATTTCTTCACATCTGATACCTCTCATCAACCCAGCGCCCAGGCGCCAGTGCGGGTGTAGGTTCGGGTTGTGTTTCGTGCGGGGAGAGCTGGCGCTGGTTGCCGGCCTGCAGCTGGCTGTCGGGGATGCAGCTGATGCCGACCCCGTTGAGCAGGTAGCAGGTGACGCCGCGCTGACTGTCGTGCTGCACGTCGATGACGTTCTCGGTTGCGCTGGCGCCGGTGGCCAGCAGCAGGAGGCAGAGGGCGAGGCGGGTCATGGCTGCACCTCGGCGTTGTAGCGCTTGTAGTCCTCGCCGAATTCCCAGCAGTAGGTGGCCGGCCACGCGCCGGACGTCCCTTTTTCGACGAACACGTATCGGTGCGCGAACTCGCCCGAGCGATCAGGCACCGTCTTGCACCATTTGTGCTGAGGCCCGCCCAAGAACCGGCCTGGGAATTCCTCGACGGCGGCGGCCATGAACTGTTCAAGGTCGTGGTGACCCTTGCTCATTGCGATGTAGGTATCGCTGCCGACGCTTATGATTTCCAAAGGATACTGAATTGTGGGCATAGTTTTGTCCTTTCCTGACAGGTTGTCTGGGTGCCAGTGGCTAGGGAAGGTGGCAAGATAGAGCCTCGGCGCTCTTGCCGAGGTTTCCGGAAGTAATTATGAAAAAAGCTGTTTTGATGCTGGCGCTCGCGGCCGTATCCGCCTGCAGTTCACATGATTCGAAAGTGACCTCGACCGATCCAAACTGGTTGAGAATCGGTGACGAGCCCAAGGGCTATCCAAGGACGTACATCGAGAACATCAATGGCAACTGCAACAGAGTCACCGAGACATGGCTCAAGGGCGCGTATAAAGATCAGTCCATGTGGACGAAACAGCAGCGCCGAGCTCCGGTTGCGTGCCAGTAGTTCCGCCATATCGCGGCAGTGAATAGAGGGGAGAGGGGTTACAGCGGGGTGGGGCTAGGACTGACGCTTGAGCATGGTCTGAGCATTTGCCTAGTTCGGATTGTCCGCCAGCATCTTCTCGACGCTGTCGCAGTCGCCACCGAGGAATGTAATGCGCTCATGGCCGTTCACGATGGCTGTTCGGTAGTCTCCAGTCATCAGCCGAAGCTGCTCGCGCAGGGTGTCGAGCTCAGCGCGCTGGTCACAGACCACTTTCCAGTGCTTGGTGATACCTTCGCGTAGCCGCTCAACCTCGCCAGGATCGGCGTGGGTGTAGAGCTTTGCGCCAAGCTTGGGCATGCGCCCGGCTGCCCAGGCAATCTCATGCAGGCCCTTTCCGAATGCCACGATCTCGCCCACCGGTGTGCCCTGGTGCTGCTCGGCCGAGGCGACTCCTGTCAGCGGGCCCAGCCCAACAATCGGCAGCCCAGTAGCCGCCGCATCCCGCTCTGCCTCTTCTTTGGTCCACCAGATGGCAGTACCAACCATCCAGGCTATTGGCTCGGGGTGGGGCTGCTGGGCCGGAAGCAGATCGGATAGCGCGATATCCGGCGCTGTGCATTGGGCAGCATCAATCGCGGCCATGGCCAAGGCTCGGTCATTTATGGTTGGGACGCTTTTGAGGCGGGTTATGCACGCTGTGGCGGCCTCGACCTGCTGCTCTGTCCAGATGCTGCGCTCCACCAGCATGTAGCCTTCGGGCACGCTGAGCATCTCGGTGTTGCTGGATCGGTTTTCTGTGGGCATGGGGATACCTCTGATATATGATTCTGGCGAGAAAGGGGCGTACTAATCTATGCGTAGGGTTTGTCGAAAGCTTATTAGGCCAGGTGTGTCGATTCCGAATGCGATCACGCTATTTTCATTTGTTTTAATTTTTTTTGCATGGGCTCGCCCCACTAGCTCCGAGCTTGCTAGTTGGGTTCAAGCTTTTGGATCAATCGCAGCAATTGTTGTTGCTGCTTATTTCCCTATTTGGCACAGCAACCGCTCTATAGAGCTAAGGCGCAAGTCACTGGCTGAAATACTGCGGGTGATATCAGATGATGCCACTGAGTCGCTACACCTCCTTGCAAATCTGTTCTATTGCCCAGAGCGCGAGCGGCAGGAGATGATGCGCTACGAAATGTTTCACCGTGGCCGCGATTGGCAGGCTCTCACGGATCAGCTAACCCAAATACCTGTAGCTGAACTGACACCTCAACTTGCTAGGGATCTAAGCTATGTTAAGGACGCTGTAAATTTCGGTGCATTCGTAGCAGCAAAAATCCCTGAGTGGATGAAGGCGGGGGGAAGTTCTCGACCGGATGTGGTCCGTGTTTTGCGCACAAAGCGCGATCTTGTTGGGCTGATTAGGTCACGCTTACCTGTTCCACCTGGGATTTTGTCTGCCGAATTAACTCAGACACAGCTAGCAACTCAAGTATATGAAATGAAAAGGCCACCTTACGAACCTCTTTTGTTCGAAGATGCCGAAGTTTATCGGCGGTATGTTTGGGATGACTATAGATGGCCATTGCCAAATAGGGTTTACATCCATGGAATATATCCATACTTAAATGACTTCGGGCCTAGCATGCTTGAGCTTCCATCTATGTTAGGCGGGATTCAACAGATTGAAGAATACGTAAAAGGGTATTGTAGGGTACTTCATGATGAGCACTTGCAGGCTGAGGATCTGAGAATTGCTTCGGAAGCGCTCTGACTTAATCGCCACAAAGCAACGCCATTTCCGTCTGGGAATTTCGCTGCCATATCGGCGCGCTATTGTGAGCCTCGATTCGGTCTGCAATCACGCTGGCCCGCTGCCCGGCCGATGGCGGGGTATACATGCCGAACCGTCTGATGCTGCCGCCGTTTACTGCGGCATTCGTGCTGTCAGCCGAGGCGAGCGGCAGGCTCTGAAAGATTGCCGGGTCAAGCATGCGCAAACCATGTAGGCGGCAGATGGGGCGGCCTTGGTCGTCGCAGATTGCATCCATTGCGGCGCCCATGCGTTTCCACCATGCGGCGGTGCCCGGCGAGCGCCATTGGCCGGAACTGCCCAAGGCGACCATGCGCCAGGACTGGGTCAGGCGCTGCAGGCGCTCGATCGATTCATGCATGTGCCAGACCGGCACGCCGGGCAGGTAGCCAGGCCATTGTTCGAGTAGCCGGTCGTTGGCGTCTTCGTCCCCATCGATCACATCAGGGATCAATGCCCAGTCGAAGCCTGGGTGCCGGTGCCAGTTGTCCACCCAGCGGGTATAGCCTTCCACGTCGACCTGACCGCCTTTCTTCCATACGGTGAATGCGCCGTTGTCGAAGACGAAAGACTGGCAGGCCTCGGCGACGATGCCCATGTCATCCTGTCGCGGGAACGGCACCAGAGCGTGCCGGCCGGCAAGCAGCCGCGCCGCATCCTGCCGCGTTCCGCCTATGGGCGTGCCGTGGTAGTGGATCATCCGCTCAACCTCACCGTTTCAAGATCGACGCCCTGATGTACTGCCTTGATTACCTGGTCGCCGCCGAAGCGCTCGGCCAACTGGTCGGCGATCTGTTCGTGCCAGCCCTGCTTGATAAGCGCGGTGGCGGTCTTGATGTGCTCAACGCGGATCATCGTCTTGCTGCGGATCTCTAGGCTGTAGACGATCACCTCGGCGTCGCTTGGGCAAACGGCGGTAAAGGTGTGGCGGTAGATGTTCATGGGCGATCCTCGCCGGGGAGGCGTTATCGTTGAATAGGGGAAGGCGCTGGCGGGCAGCGCCGGAGGGTCAGGCGGCTTTTCGAACTGGGACGGCGCGCAGGTGGTCCTTCTCGTCGGCATCGCCCAGGTAAGGCTTCAGCTCGGCGCGGGTATACTTGCCAGCCTGGGTAGTGTCGCTGGTGTAGCCGCTGTAGTTCGGCCCGAAGTAGGCCCCGCCGTGACGATCGGTCCAGATCATGTAGAGCGACTCCTGCGGCGGGAACAGGATGTTCTTCAAGGTTTCAGCCTTCTTGAAGTCCATCCGTGCAGCTGCTGCCGACATCAGTGCTTCCAGCCGTTTTCGGCGCACCCATTCATTGCGTTTGCGGCGCAGGTCGCCAGGGTTCACGGTCCAGATCTCGCAATTGGCAACGTTGGTGTAATCGTAGCGGGATGTGACCACCCACCACATCTGGCCACTGTTGTAGTAGGCGGTGCCAGGCAGCACACGGCCTTTGCGGTCGCAAATCCAGACCTTCTGCCCGTGCTGCAGAAGATCGCCGTCTTTCGACTTGTAGTTGTGCTGCGGTACGACAAAATCAGCCAGGCGCCCTTGATTCCGATGCGACGCATGGTGGCGCTCAATCTTCTCCATGGCTGTGCAGATTCCAGGGCCCATGCCGCGCGGCTCAGCGGGGGTGAACTTGTAGTCGGTGAAAACAGCGCACAGGTAGTCGCGAATCTTGCGGCGGGTACGCTCCATCTCCAGGCGCATGACGTATGGCATGTGGAACTCTTTGTTCGATTGATGCCGTCCGCCATGGTCCGGGCGATCTGGAGCGTTCACGTTCTGGAACATCTCGAAGGTGATCGACCGGCCGCTAACCTGAAGGTCCGCCTTCAAGTCGCCTTTGCTGCACCACCGCATACCGTGGGCGATGCATTTGTAGTTCTTCTCGGCATCGAGGTTGGGGCCAACAGTCCAGCCCAGGCGATTGAGGGTCTGGATGATGCGCTTGAAAACCTCGCGCTTGAACTGTTTCTCCCAAGCATCTGCGCCGCGTACACCACCGGCGTCGCGAGCAGCGGAGATGCCTTCTTCCCAGATGGCCAGGCGGGCGTCGCCGAACGAGAGATTACCTTCGCGTTTAATCTGCATTGTGAATGCTCCGGGCATGCGCCGCCCTCCGCGCTGGTGGCGGCATGGTGGCAATTTGGTTTGGGATGGGTTATTACGGGTGACCGGCATGGGGCCGGGTCAAGGAGTGATAATGACTTTGGTGAAAGACAAGCCGTGGCCTACCAGAATGGTTATCGAGATAGGGCGCGGTAAGGGCGTTGAGGTTGAGGCTCGCATAGTGGGCGACATTGACCAGCACTGGACGCCGGAAGCAGTTGAAGTCGTAGCAAATGTGCACTCGGATGACGAGATACTTGGGACGATCAACGGGCCATTCGAAAGCAGGGAAGATGCAGAGATGAGAGCGCTTTTGTACGCTACCGATTGGTTTGATCGGAAGTACCAGGGCTGATCAGGGCCATTTCCGGCAAGTAGACACCGGTATCGTCGGGGTCATCGCCCAGCATCAAATCCGGCGCGCGCAGCTCGCGGCCGATGCGGAACTGGTCGAGCCGCCGCGCCACAAAATCAGACACAACGATTTCGTGGCGCGGCGCACTGAGGAAGTGGCGGGCCGCTTCAGGCCCTAATTCATGGATGCGGTGGATCAACAGGGTCATGGCCTCGCCGTTTTCCTCGACCTGGGCCCATTCCATGATTTCGGCCAGGGCCTGGCGGGTGCCCGGGCGGGCTTTCATGCGCAGATCTTCTTCCTGCAGGCGCTCGGCCTTGGCCCTGCGCTTCTCATCACGCTGCTGCTGCGTCAGAGCCATCATCGCCTCCATTGCGCACAAAGGTCGCGCCTGGCTCGATGTCGAGCAGGTCGCACACCCGGTTGATGATCTTGAGCGCGGCGTCGAACACCTTGGCGTCGTCAGGCTCGCGGGCCAGGCGCTTCATGTTCGGCTGGTGCTCCAGGCACACTTTGTCGACCAGGCGCCGGGCCAGCCTGCGCAGGTGATCGGCGCTGTCGTGCACCCGCAGGCTCAGCGCAAAGGCCAATGCCACGTCATCAGGCCGGTACTGGCCGCCGCTGCGGGTGTTGTACAGCTTCTTGACCGGCCGATTCATCCAGGCCGGCAGGGTTACCACTCCAGAGGGTGCTTTCTGCATGTCTGTGCTCCTGTAGGCCGCTGGGCGGCAGGTGGAACTGTTCTTGCCGCCGGCGCTGGCGGACCAGGTTGTTGAGCCTTCTCATTTCCTGATGCGTACCCGTGGGAAGTCGATGCTGTTGCGCTCGATGATCTTCACCAGCGTTCCGTAATTCAGGTCGAGCTGCTCGGCCACCTGGGCCCGGTGCAGGCCGGTATCGCGCAGGGCGCATATTTTCTGGACCACCTTCAGCTCCTCGATCCGCTTCAGGTTCCGCTGGATCTGGCGCTGGGCGTCCCGCTTACTGTTCGCCGACTTCTTCCGCTCGGCGCGACGAAACACGAAGTTACCTTCCCGCGAGGCCCGGAATAGGGCCTGCTTGGAAATGCCTGTGGCCTCATGAACCTGCTGGCAGGTCATGGTCTTGGCCATCTCGGCGACCTGCTCGGCGCGGGCTTTCATTTTTTCCTTGTGGGGCGACTGCGCGGCTTTCTTGGCAGCTACCGTTGCGGTCGGCACCGGCTGCGCTTCAGGGTCTTTGCGCGGAGGCAACGGCCGGTAGGTAAACCCCTCCAGCACGACCAGCTGGCCGCCAGATGCGAAGAAGGCCGCTTTGGCGGCCTCCAGGTCGTTTGATGGGTTCATACTCACCTCACTTGATGCGGATTGAGCTCTCGCCGCGCTCCAAATGCGCCCAGGCTGGCTCAGGTATCAGTTCGTGTTCGCAGTCTTCGCCGGCGACCATGCGCTTGCGGACGGCTTCGTTGTGCTCGCGATCGGCCTTGAGCTTTGCGGCGATGGCGTTCTTGTCCGGCGCGATCTTGGTCTGCACTGATGTCAGGTCGTCCGGCACCGCCTGTTCGTTGTCGACGATCACCTTTTCCTTACCAGCAATGAGGCTGATGGTGAACAGCGGGCGCTTGATCGACTTGATGTTGGCTGCGTCCATGTTGCGGCGTAGGTAGTCGGTGATCGCGGTCACGCTGTTGGCCTTGATGCGCTTTAGCTCGCTCAGGCGCTCGATTTCAGCGTCGATCGCACCGATGTCACCCTCGATGTTCCGACGCAGCATGACGATGTTGTCGGCCTTCACCTCGAATTCGCCCTGGATGCCGGCCATGGTGTCCTGAATGGCCTGCTTGAGGCCTTCGTCGTCGGTGTCACACATGGCTGCCAGTTCGGCCATCTGGCCGGTGAGTGCGTAGAGCTGGGTCATGCTGCGGCCTCCTGCGGCTTGCCGGCTTCGAGTTTCTTCAGTTCAAGCGAGATCCGTGCGGCTCCTTTCTCGTCCTTGCGGCCGACGAGCTTGCGCACGGCGTGGTCGTGGATTTTCTTGCGCTCATGCGGCGTTACCGCCTTCTGCATGGTCTCGATCGTTTCCTTGATGAAGTCCAGGCGCTCCTGTTGTTGGCGTTCAATCTCGGCCTGGCGGTCTTCGGCCTGTTCGATCGCCTGCTCGGCCTGCAGCTGCTGCACGTAGTTCACATCGTCGAACATGCCCAGGAACACGTCAGCGCTGAAGCCGAGCATGGACAGGGCCTTCTTGATGGCATCAGTCAGCGACTTCTTCGGCGCCTCGCCGTCGGTGGTGGTGCCGTACTTCGACTTGTAGAGATACTGGGTGCAGCCGTACTGCTCGATCTCGCCGCGCTGGCCGTCCAGAACGAACCAGAACTTGATCTTGATCGTGTGGTTCAGCTCGAAGCCGAGGCTGACGCGCTTATCGCCTTCGCCGCTGAACATCTCGGCGCCCTTGTCGAAGCGCTCTTCAACCACGCTCCAGCCAAAGCCGATGCCAGCCGGACCGAAAACCTCGGTGGCCTTCATGATCATCGCGGTGCCGTTCAGGCTAGTGATCTGCTGGCCGCCGACCTTGGCGTCCTTGGTGAATCGGGTGTCGGTCGTTTGGACCTTCTCCCAGATGCTCATGTTGGTAGTGGACATTAGAAAACCTCGCGCCAGGCCGGCGCCGTCAGTTGGGATAGGGAAATGCCAGGTCACCCAGGCACGGAGGTACGCTCCAGGCCCTGGCTGCGGTGGATGGTTGCGCGCTCTCGCCGCTTACGCTCCCGATGGGGTACGGTTATCCCGAAGGCCCGCCGTGCGCCGGGTGTGAATTCAGGAAGTGATGGTGCCGGCCAGTGCGCTCAGGAGGAGCCAGCCGGTGCAGAAGGTGAGGGCGATGAAGGAGCCGCGCCAGGTGGCGATGCGGCGGGCCCGTTGGTAGGAGGTCACGCCCGAACCTCGTAGCCGACCGTCCACTCCCCGCATATGCAGGCGCGGCACTTCCAGGCAGCGGGGTTCTCGATGCTGGCCAGCGCCGCCTCATTCACCGCGGCGGCGAATGTCGGCCCCTTGAACAGCATCAGCACCCGGTCGGCTGGCATCGCCTGAGCCTCTGGCAGTTCGGCGATCTGCTCGTCGATGAGCGTTTGAACGATTGGCGTGGTCATGCAACCTCCTTGCGCCCATCAACGATCTTGTTGAGGCGCCCGCAGTAGTGGTTGAACTCTTCGATGGTGATGCGCTGGTCGGCCATCATTTCGGTGAGCTGCTTCTGGATCATCGCGGACCAGCTCACCGGCGTAGATGGATCGGCCAGGGCGTCCAGTTCGTTGTCTAGCAGGACGTGTGGGCTCATTGCGCCTCCTCGGCCTGGGCCAGCACTCCTTCTTTGGCGAAGGGGGTGAGCAGCTGGCGGGCGATCTCTTCCAGCGTCGACTCAGGGTTGGCCACGCTCATGATCTCGTCAGCTGCCGCTGCTGCGTCGCTGGTCACTTTGCAGCGCGCAGCCAGAACCAGCCGGCCCAGCACCGAGTTGCTGATGCCATTCAGGCCCAGCTGGCCCATAACGAACTCATCCACCGCTTGGGCGAAGCGCTCGTAGGTGACGCCCTGCTTCGGGCGCATCCGGCGCTGAAACACCACGTCGCGGCGCGCCATCAGTTCAGCGATGCCGTCGTCGATCCAAGTGGATTCCGCGTCGGCTACTTCGCTCACCGCCGGCGGCATCCGGTTGTCGTACTCAAACTGTGCTGCTCGAAGTGCGCCCATGGTCGCCTCCAGGTGGTGGGTTATTCCGCGGGTGGGGTGAGGTGTGGCTGCCAGTGCGTCACGCGGTGCTCGAAACGTGAGCCATCGCCATAACGCCAGTCGATGCCATTCCAGTAGAGGAACCGCGAGCCGTTGGCGAAGCTTTGCGCTGCCCTGGCTGGCGTGTAAGCGATTACCCGAGCCTTGCCGCCGCCCTTTGGCAGTTCAGGCATGCGCTCAGAGCACTTGATCCAGCCGCTCATGGCTCTTCTCCACGGCGCCGGCGCTCGGTTGCTGCTTCCATGTCCAGATCATGTCGCTCCTCACTGATCAGCTCAGCTACGGCATTTTCGATTTGAGACATGGCCTGCTGCTCGTCAGGGGCGCGGCGAATCATCACGCGCAGCAACTGAAGGGCCGCATCAAGGCGTGTTGGGTAGACATGCGCCGAAAATCCGCCGGCTTCAGGTTCTTGAATCATGATCTGGCCGGAAACGCTCATTCCGCTCATTGGGTAATCCTCAGGGCCGCATTGGTCAGGAGCCAGGCGCGGGTGACCAAACCCACCGTGAAAGGTGGCCTGGCGCCTGCCAATGCGGTCGTTATGTGAAGGGAAGGGGTGCAGGCGCCCGGCGCTACCCGGGAAGCATCTGGTCTGGCCGGGTAGGCCCCGGATTCGCCTGCCGTGAACGTCGATTAAGGTGAACAGGAGTGAGCGTTACGTTGTGTAAGGCTCACGGTGATGCGCTTTAAATCGATGAAAACTGCATCGGGGTGTGATCTGGCCGGCGCTGATCTCCGGCGTGCTGGCTTGGAAGCGGAGCCATCCAGCTGCTCTAATCACGGCATTTCTGCCTGTGGCCGCTTGTGCCCAGTAAACAGCGCGTCAGCATGCGCATTGCAGATCACACTCCGATACACCCTCTTGCGAGGAATCGGGCCGTCTATTCCGGCTGTCGGTGAATCAAATAACTGCAGTCAGTGTGCGGGTGCCGTCGGCATGCTGCGTGGTGATGTTCATACCGATGTGATGCGGTGCGCTTTTCTGAATAGCCAGGGCGGCTTTGCTAAAGCGCTCATCGAACACGCTTTCACCATCAGGCAGATGTGAGGTGCAGGTCAGGCGTGAGCAATCTTCGCCGTTCGGGCCTTCACCGTCGTGGGCGATGTTGAAGCTGGCGATCATTGCAATGCCGTGTTCACGGCAAATGCCGATGATGCTTTGCATCAGCGGACTGATTTGGTCGTCGTAGATTTCTTCTTTGTTCACGCGAATACCCTCGGGTTGATTTCCCGGCAGCCACTCATAGGAATGGCTGCGAGTGAAATCACCAGTAGCGTGGGCGGTGCATCAGCTCAAGGATCAGCGCCTTTTCGTAACCCGGAACGAGGCAATTGCAGGTGTTGTTGATGCGGTCGGACTTCACGGCAACGCGGGCTTTGCGGAATTGCTTGCGGTTCATGCTGTGTTCCTCCAGTGGATTCCCAAAGCACCCGGTCGCCCAGGTGCTTCAGTGAATATTTGGTCTTGCTGGGCTCCGTTACACGCCACGGTGGCCTGGGCGATTACTTGCTCGCTGCTCGCGCTGTGCCAGGCACCGACACCCGTTCTGAGGGCATCCCAGCAGGGAACATTTGCAGCGCAACTCTTGGCCCGCATGACGCTTTCAGTGAGGGAGCGCGCCGCATGGCTTCGAGCTGGCCAGTTCCAGAGCTGGCATGGGGATCGAATTTATTGCTCGCGCTGTGCCGTTGCCGGGATCGATCCGCGAGGTTCCCATCAATGTGAAAGAGCGGTGAGGCTTCAGGGCCTCCCGAGGGGCTGTGTAGCGCCTCGATGGATTGAACGATAAGCCAATGCCTAATTGTTGTAAATAGGTAATGCCTAACTTTTTTTCATGCGTGCCTAATCCGCTCTCCGGGCTTGCATCGTTCGATAGCTCGGGTAAGCTCTGCCTAATACTGGATGGATGTACAGTTAATGGAGGAAGGTATGGCCAAGCAGAAGAAGTCGACCCCACAAGCACGCCAAGAGATGACGGCCCTTGAACGGCTGGGCCTGCGGGTCTCGTCGATGATCAATCACCCGATCGCGCAGTCGCAGCGCTGGGTGACAATTCATCGCCTGGACACGGATGGAGACACGGAGTGGGAGGAGGTGATGGGGCTGCTGGCTGAAACGCCGGAGCTGGACCTGACGTTCAACGACGACGAGAGCGTGACGGTGCGGTGGGAGGAGCAGAGCGCCGAAGATCGAGACGACCTTGCCGTGGATAAGGATTGGGAAGAGGAGAGAGTAGAGGAGGAGGTGCCTTTCTGAAGCCCATTAAAAAGCCCGCTCAGGCGGGCTTGGATCAATTCTTCGTAGCTTCAGTCTTGGTTTCTGAGCGAATTCGTATTTCGTTAACTGCCTTCGATATCTCTTTGACATCATCACCAATGGACTTAACGTCATCACGGATATAAGCGCTGAACCGAGCATTTTCTTCTTTCTGAGCAGATAATCCCCACTGTAGCGTGCCCATGAAGACTGCAAGGACAGCGATGGCCGTACCGATGGCCCACCACTTAGCGTTCTGAAGTGCAGCTGCCGTGCGCTCGTTAGAAGACTTCAGCTCATTCACAGAACTGGCGATGTCCGAAACCTTCCGATCAAGACGCTCCTCAATCAGCTGCAGCTTCGCGTCTACTTCTTCACGAGTGATGTTCATAACTGGAGTATTGCCGCCTTGGCTTGGGTTGTCAGCACTCTCGTGAAGTAAAGCATCCGCGTGGCGAGAGGAGTTTAGGTTCAGTATCTCCGGAGTATTGATCTCCAGGTCAAGCCACTGGCCGCTGATGTCATTAGCAGATGCGCTCAATTGGCTTATCAGTGTTTGATAGGCTGTATCACGCATCTCCAAGGCTCTCAGTCTCCGCCCTGATGTGCGCGACATGAGTCTTAAGGACGCTGATGTATTCGTCCGATTTCTTTTTGACATCTTGAAGCGATTCGTTTAGCGGTACCAGCATATCTCGCTGATTTGCTGATATCTTTTCGCTGTAAATCAGCTTGGAAACCTCAAGCAATGCGGCATTTTGCGCAATAACTAGGTCACCTAATGCTGCCAAGGTGTTCAGCAAATCAACGCTTTTTTCTAGACTGTCGGCCTGAGATTTTTTGACACTGTCCATTGAATTCCTCGCTTTCAGGTTCTGGCTGGCCGCTCAGATTCAGACCAGATGTGCGTTCCAAACTAATAGTACCCGGGCCTGGATGTAGGTCATGTCCCGGCGGATCAGCCGATCCTTGTGCCGCGGGTTGTCTGAAATCATCTCGTAGTGCTCCTCATCAGCCACCTGCAGGCGCTTGATGTAGAGCAGGTCATCCCAGACAAAGAGGTACACCCCATCGCCCACGAAGTCGCGGACGTTGATATTCACGATCAGCGGGTCGCGATGCTTAATGGTGGGCTCCATCGACTGGCCCCAGCCGGTGACCACCTTCAGGTGGTAGTGCTCCTCGAACTCGACGCCGATTTCCCGCAGGTGACTGGGGCTGACGCGAATGTCCTTGAGCATTTCCGGGTAATCGTGCGGGATCTGGCCGCCACCCATTGCTGCGCGAATATCGTAGTGAGCGATTCGGACCTCGTCCCCGACCAGGCCAGGCCGGGTGAAGTCTGCGGTAATCACATTTCCCTCATCGGTCGCTTCGGCGGCTGCAATCAGCTGCGCGCGGGCCGAATCCGACAAGTTCTTGCCTTGCTTGGCGAGCATGGCGCGAACCATATCGGCAGCTGAGGTTGGCGCCGGCTCTGCGGCAGGCTCCGAAGTGACATCCTGGATGCTCTCGTATGAGAAGCCAGGGCGAAGCCCCCAGTGTTCAGGGCCAACCACGTCAGAAAAGTAAGCGATCACGTCCATCAGCTTGGACTTGTCGATCCGGCCGTTTTTCACCCAGCCCTGCACCGACGGAGGCTTCACCTGGAAGTCGTCTGCGAGCTGTTTCTTAGATACGCCCTTGGCGATCCGCGCAGCATCAATGGCTGCACCTAATTCTGGTCCGGTAAGCATTGCCTAATTAGGCCTATTGCTAGCGCGATTAGGCAATGACTTGTGTGAAATAAGGTAATGCCTTATATTCATCGGTAAATCTCCAGGAGAGAACTCATGAAATCAGCAGAAGCAGCCAAAGAAGCATCCCGCGTGCTGGGCAGCCAGGCGGAATTGGCGCGCCGGCTGAATGTTGCGGCACCCACCGTCAACCAATGGTGTTCAGGAGAGCGCACGGTCCCAGCCAAGCGCGCATTACAGATTGAGGCGCTTACGAATGGCGCCGTGAATCGTGCCGATCTGTGTCCTTCGTTTCCATGGAGCCAGATCGACAGCAACCCGACCCACGCGCTTTCCGCCGCTTAATCACTTCCAACCACAAAGGAACCCACCGTGTCGTACTTCGACCCCGACCACCTGCACAACAAGCCCACCAAGGTTCGCTTGGATGAGGCTGCCGACGATCTGCTGTCGGCGATGGCTCGCTTCAAGCGCACGCAGAAGGCTGTGCTCGCCAGGGAAATTCTGGAGCGCGGTCTCGACCAGATGATGCAAGAGCTTAACGCGAAGACTGACGTGGCCTGAAGTGGCCGAGGAGGCCCTGTGCCAGAAAGCAAAGAGCTGGGTATCCAGCTCGACGGGAAGGGCAATTCAGATCTGGCGTACCTCGCCAGGCAGAAGGGCTTAACCCCTGAGCAACTGGCGGCACGAATCATCAATGAGGCTCTCGACCGAATGACGAGAACAGAGCCTGGCCGAAGCAACGTTCGGTCGTTTCGCAAGGGCTTATAAGCCCCTGAGGGACTCATGAGGAACTGCCGTTGAAAGTAACACCACCCAAAACGCAGACGCAAAAAAACCGGGTGGCCGCCCGGTTCTTTGTACTGCATTCGTAAAACGTGTGTGAGGTCATCATACATGCATCAGACCATCCAAAGCAATACCGCAGCCCTCGCGCCACAAAATGCGAACCACGATTTCGTGGCGCGCACGATGTCGTCGCGTGAGATCGCCAGCCTGACTGGTAAGCGTCACGCAAACGTCAAGCGTGACATTGTGGCCATGCTGGCCGAACTGAAAGCAGATGTACTCAGTTTTGAGCACATCTACTTGGACGGGCAGAACCGCGAGCAGGTCGAGTATCTGCTTGATCGCGAGCACACCGACTGCTTGCTGACCGGCTACAGCGCTGGGCTGCGCATGAAGGTTATCCGACGCTGGCGTGAGCTGGAAGGCCAGTCCGAAGCACGCCAAGCGGTGATGGCAAACGGCACCAAGGTCATTGGCGAGATCGCCATCATGGAGTGCTTCACGCGCCTCCTGAAGCCTGCCGCTTCATGCCAGATGCAGATGCTCGCCAAGATCGCCGAGAACAACGGCCTCGATCCGAAATTCCTGCCCAGCTATGCCGTGGATGCGCCTGCTGACGCGACTGGCGGCAGTTCGCTTCCGAGCAAGGCTCTGACCTCTTTGCTCAAGGAAAACGGCATCCGCATGTCGCCATCGTCCTTCAACAAGGCGCTGCAGCAAGCTGGCCTGATCAAGGTGATGCAGCGCAAGAACTCGAAGCAGGAGACGGTCACCCTTTGGGCGATCACTGACAAGGGGCTGCGCTACGGCAAGAACCTGACAAGTCCTCAATCCCCGCGCGAGACGCAGCCTCACTGGTACGTGGATCGCTTCCTTGAGCTCGCCGGCTTGGTCGGCGTAGGGCGTGTGTAATGGCCGGAGACTGGATCAAAATGCGCCTGGATCTTCAGACCCATCCGAAAGTTTTCCGCATGGTGTCCGCATTGCGTGCGGACAGACTGCGGGTGATTGGCGGACTGCATGTCGCCTGGAGCATCTTCGACACCCATTCTGCTGACGGCGTGCTGCATGGCTACACACCTGATGCCATGGATGCGGTGATCGGCTGGCCAGGTTTCACGCAGGCCATGATCGACGTTGAGTGGGCCGACATTGATGAGGATGGAAGCCTTGTCATGCCTCGCTTTGACGAGCACAACGGGGCTAGCGCCAAGCGCCGCGCGAATGACAGTGAGCGTAAACGCGAGTCGCGGAAGGCGAATTCTGTCCGAAATTCGTCCGCAAGTGATGCGGACAAAACTCGGACCAGAGAAGAGAAGAGAAGAGAAGATAAAGAACAAGATCAAAAGACTTCGTCATCTGGCGATGACGCGGACCTGTTTGCTCGTTTCTGGAAACTATTCCCGCGCAAGGTGGGCAAGGCCAACGCCGAGAAGGCTTGGGCGAAGCTCAAGGTTGACCCCGACCTGTTCGACCGCATGGCTACGTCGCTGGCAGCCTGGAGCGTGTCCGCCGACTGGACCAAGGACGGTGGCCAGTTCATCCCGCACCCGGCTACCTGGCTGAACGGCAAGCGCTGGGATGACGAACTGCCTCCTGCCGGCAACATCCACCACTTTCCGCCGCGTCGTCAGGCCAATGGCCCGGATTTCAGCGACACGTCCTGGGCTGACGATCTGGGTGACCTATGACCACGCCCGTAAAACTGCGCAGCGTGACGCAGATCATGGCCAAGGCCGGCAACCTGCCTGCCGAGGTGCACGCCCCGGCCAAGCAGCTGGACCCAGGCACCACCGAAGTGGTCAACGCCCTGTTCAAGGAGCTGCAGGCCATCTTCCCAGCGTGGAAGCAGGCCTGGCCGGACGATGATGCGCTGAAGGCTGCCAAGCGCAGCTGGATCAAGTCCTTTGTCGCTGCGGGCATCAACACCCTGGAGCAGATCCGCTTCGGCATCCAGAAATGCCGGGTGCTCGGTACCGACTTCGCCCCGAGCAGCGGCAAGTTCATCAAGCTTTGCCAGCCGACACCGGAAGAGATGGGCATACCGCCGCTTGCGAGGGCCCTGGCAGAGGCGCTGGAGAACTTCCACCCCAGCAGGGCAGGGTCACGCGTTTGGACGCACGCAGCGGTGCGCCACGCTGCCCTGCAATGTGAGGCGCAGAACCTGGGGTCGATGGAGGTGGAACGGGCCGAGAAGGTATTCGCCCGGGCCTACGACATCACCATTCGCATGCTGGTCGCCGGCGAGCCTCTGGGCGATATCGCCACCGGCATCGGCCACGACAGCCAGAAGGGCGCTGCGGAGCTGGCCGACGAGTACGCCGCCCAGCGCCAGGTGCGGCTGCTGGAAGTCCAGCGAATTCCCAGTGGTGCTGCCGCATGCCGCGCACACCTGCTGGCCAAGCTGAACATCAAGCGCGCCGGGCAGCCGGCCAGGGAGGGGGTATGAACCTTGAAGATCGTGAATTGCTCGACCTAGCCGCCAAGGCTTCGGGTGTAGACCTCTGGTGGGATGGTGACTCGCCGAGGGAGGTCGTTCAGCACTGGAGTGGCAATCCCGAAGATGGCGGTGAGACCAGGGACTATCCCTGGAATCCACTTGCCGACCTGGACCAGGCAAAAAACCTTCGGCACAGGCTCTGCCTGAGCACCGGATACGACGATCGGTTCTTTGGCCCGTGCGCCTACGCCACTTACCCGACCGGCCCTGACTCATGCAACTCAATCATGCAGAGCGTGGCTGAGGCAGGTGGCAAGCGTGCAGCACTGCGCCGAGCCATCGTCCGCGCCGCCGCCGAGATCGGCAAAGCCATGCAGGAGAAGCACTGATGGACACCAGCAAGATGCGCGACATCAGCCGCGAGCAGTTCGAAGCCTGGGCACATCGAAAAGCAGTCGTGAGTGGCTATCAGTTCCTGTCTTTCCTGCTGGTGAAGAATGAAGACGGCTCTTACCAGACAGCCTGGGTCGACAATGCCTGGATGGGCTGGCAGGCCTCCCGCGAGGCCGTGGCGGTGGAGCTGCCGACATTCGAGGACTACCCGGCCAGCATGGAGCGTGACATGCGCGAATCGCTACGTTCTGCGATCGAGGCTCAAGGTCTGAAGGTGGCGCCATGACTGGAGTGCTGATTGTCGCGTTGGCCGCTTCCTGCGTTGGCCTGCTGCTGCAGCGCCGTGAGATTAGGGAGCTCGAAGCCGAGCACGAAAGGTTGTGCAAGCTGCTCCAGGAGGATCGGCCATGACCGAGAAGATCAGCGTCAACAGCCAGGCCAAGCTCTCCGAGGCCGTGACCATGCTCACCCGCATGTACCGCGACAAGAAGTTCGTCGTGGTGAGCATGCGCCCTGGCAAGGACCGCACCCTGGACCAGAACGCTCTGTGGTTCGCAATGTACGACCGGATCGCCAAGAGCACCGAAATGGGTGGCATCGAGGACGTGCGCCGTTACTGCAAGCTGCACTTCGGCGTGCCGATCATGCGCGCCGGCTGCGACGAGTTCCGCACTGGCTGGGCCGAGTCCTTCATCCACCTTCCGTATGAGGTGAAGCTTCGCCTGATGGGGCCTTGCGCGATGTTCGGGCCAGATGGTTTCCCGGTGACTCGGCTGTTCGACCGGGCCCAGGGCTGCGAATACACCGACCGCATCGTGGCCGAGTTCGCGCCGCAGGGTGTGGTGTTCAGCGACCTGCTGAGCGAGGAGGCGGCATGAAGAGCCAGGAAGCAAATCTCAAGCGGAACAAGGACCAAGGCGTTTTCGCAGCTCCAGGCTGGCGAGGGCTGTATGGCCATGGCCTGACGCGGCGCGGGGTGCAGTGTGTGGTTCTTGCTGCAACGGGGAAGAGCGGCAAGCAGATCGCTCGGGAGCTCGGCATTTCGCCGGGAACGGTCACCAGCAGGATGGCGGATGCCCGCCTGCACCTGGGCGCTTCCAACCGCACGGAATTGGTCGCTAAGGCAGTGGCGGCAGGGATCATCCACACATCGGAGGCCGAGCCATGCGCGTAGCCGAGATCAAACCGAAGAAGTGCAAGGCGCCAGGCTGCGGCCAGCGCTTCAAACCGGCCATGACCACACAGAAGGTGTGCAGCATCGCCTGTGCCAAGGCCATGGCCAAGGACCCGAAGCTGCAGAAGGTCGCGGCCAAGGCCATCACCAAGCAGGCCCGTCAGGACCTGCAGGAGCGCCGGGAGAAGCTGAAAACCCGCCGCGAGCACATGACCGAGGCACAGACCGCGTTCAATGCCTACATCCGCGAGCGCGACGCCGGCCTCCCGTGCATCAGCTGCGACTCGAATCCGAGCGACCACGACCTGATTACCGGCAGCCGCTGGGACGCTGGCCATTACCGTTCGGTGGGCGCCTGCCCGGAGTTGCGGTTCGAACCGCTCAACGTCCACCGCCAGTGCGTGAAGTGCAACCGGAACTTGTCGGGCAACGCGGTCGAGTACCGGATCCGTCTGGTGAAGCGCATCGGCGCCGACCAGGTTGAATGGCTCGAAGGGCCTCATAAGCCCCAGCGCCTGACCATCGAAGACCTGCAGGCCATCAAGGCCCTGTACAGGCAGAAGCTCAAAGACCTGAGGAGGGCAGCAGCATGACACCAGCGTGGGGATTCCTGATTTTGGCCACCCTCATGGTGGTGGGTGGTGTGTCGCTGTCTTGGGCTGGGGCGGTGCGCCGCAAGCGGTACTACGAAGAATTCATTTTGAGCAAGGCCAAGCGGGCAGGGGGTAAGCAATGAGCTATCAGAACGTGATTTCCGCAGTCGTTCGAGCCCTGGCGGCCGAGACAATCAACAGCGCCGGCGGGTGCAATGTCGAGCCGCGCGTGCAGTCCAGCAAGCTCAAGGGGGAAATATCGGGGAAGGATGCCGCACTGCTGGCTGACTCGATCGTGCACAAGCTTCTGCATGCCCAGCTCAGCCCGCGACACTGGAATGCCCTGGTGGCGAAGTACAGCACGCACAAGGGGCGGAAGATCGATTCCATTGGGCGACTGGTTGCCATCGTGCCAACCCCGGCGCCGAAGCGCTTCACTCAGCAGGCAGTTCTGGTCTGGGCGGTACCGCAGCAAACGAAGGGCATTCAGCGCAAGGTGCCCCAGTTCACGGCGCCCGAGCCACGCGAGAACGAGGAGGAAGGGCAGTGGGATTGGCGCAACAAGGCTGCTGCCGCTGCCGTTGAGCGCGCCAACAAGAATGCCCGGGCGTTGGCTGAGGTGAAGCCAGGGGAGATGATCGTCCTGGCCGACTCGAACTACGACATGACCAATTGGGATTCTCAAGGCCTGACCGAGCGCACTTACCAGCGCTGGAATCGGGCCATCAAGGGCGCTCTGGAGGCGCTGGTGAATGAGGCGCTGACCGAGGCGCAGCACATGCTAGAAGCGATTGGCGTGCTATTCGACGAGGCCGCGTGAAAAGGGCCTCAAAAGGACTTGCAATATCATGTCGCTATGTCGTAAATTTGCTCCATCCTGTCATTCCTGCGCGTGTTGAGGAGTGATACAGAGAACCCGGCCATTGCGCCGGGTTTTTTATTGCCCCGAGAGGCCCTCAAGAGTACCTGCTGCCTTCCCTGCCTCAGGTCTCACCATTGTGCAGCGGCGTGACCTCGCGCTATGGCGAAGTTGAAAGCCATTGGCTACTATCCTGCAGATGAAAGCAATTTCCATCAGGGATGTGTATCAATGCGCGACAGAGATGGCTGGCACAGGGACTCGAGAGGGAATGAACACTTTCACGCGCATGACGCAGAATGGGCCGATCGTGAAATCCGCGAAAAAGCAGCGAGTTCATCGAGCTCAGGCTATGGCCGTGATGAAAGCAGGGACGCCGCAAACGGGTTCCAAGCTCTCTGCTGGTTCGTTGGTACAGTTTGCATGATCGAAGCCGTGTCGCTCCGGGGAATCGTGGAAAAGTGGATGAAGGGTGCTGGATTTTCGCCCGTGACGTCAGACCGAGTGGGCATGGTGGCGGGTTTAGCGCTGCTTTTTTTCGTCGGTGTACTGATCTGGAAGGCGCCTGGTTATCTCGCTAAATCTATTGTCCTTATCTTGTCCGCACTCATTGCAGGATTCTTCATTTTTTAAAGGTCATCACTTCATATCGAGCCTCGGCATTTGCCGGGGCTTTTTCGTTTTCGGCTCCGCCACGCCCATTGCTCCGAGCTGGGAGTGGTGCTGGGGTCGTTCCAAATCCAGTCGTGCCCACGGAGTCGAGCGCATGGAGTATTTGCACCGCCTGCTCGACAGGATTGATCTGCTGATTGCCGGCTTGTTCGGCGTCATCGTCGCCAGCTGGTGGCACAAGGACGACCTAACCGATTGGCGCGCCTGGATGATCTTCCTGATCACCGGAGTGGCCTGCGCCCTGTACCTCACCGGAATGGTCAGCGCATACCTTGGCGTCACCGAGCCCAACACTGTGGCCGGCGTCGGCTTCCTGCTCGGCACCTTCGGCGGATCCCTGCTTGCCGCGATCAACCGAGCCATCAAGGCCGCTGACCTCTGGGCGCTGATCCGCCAAAGGTTCGGGGGAGGCAACCAGCCATGAGTCTTGAAACGATCAACACCATCGCTTGCGGCCTGATCGCCTTCTGGGCGACCTGGTGCGTATTGAGCGGAAGGGTGCGAGACGGGGTGATCGGCAAGCTGATCTATTCAGCGATCGCCATCAGCGGCTTCGTCGTCACCGCCCGCAACCAAAGCCTGTTCTTCGGCCAGGCCACCGCGGTGCTCACCTTGCACACAACCCTGGCCCTGGCTGGCATGCGGCACATGTTCATGCTCACCTACTGGCCACGGGTCAAGCGCTGGATCTGCCGGCACTTGGACTGCGAGCGCTGCAAGCCGGTTGAGTGATCATCGCCACAAAATCGAGATGCGCCGTTTCGTGGCGCGGGAGTGAGTATGGGCAGACCGATGCCGCCGGCCGACCTGCTCGAGTCGCCATTCCTGACCCTCAAGCCTGCTCCCGAACTGTGGGAGTGGATACAGCGCGAGATCCTCGCAAGCACAGGCAGCATTCACAACGAAGAGCACGCCCATCTGATCGATGCGAGCGTCGGCGTCATGTGGGCGTCGTCCAGCTTTGCGAAGAAGGGCAGGTCAGTGCTGGGACAGGCTGAGCAGCTGATGATGCGCGCGGGTGGCTGGCAGAAGGCTCGGCAAGAGCAGCAGATGCGGGACTGGTTCGGCGAAGAGCCCGAATTTCTCATCACCCTGGCGGCCGACTACTGCTCCCAGTGCACCGAGGTCGAGTTCTGCGCCCTAGTCGAGCACGAGCTCTACCACATCGGCCACAAGCTCGATAATTACGGCGCCCCAGCGTTCGGCGATGACGGCATGCCCAAGCTTGAGATGCGCGGCCATGACGTCGAAGAGTTCGTCGGAGTGGTTCGCCGGTATGGACCAAGCCACGACGTACAGCAGCTGATCGATGCTGCAAGCCGGCCGCCTGAGGTGGCCAAGATCAACATTGCGAGGGCCTGCGGAACCTGTCTGCTCAAGTTGGCCTGATGTGAGACAGGCATGAGACGGAACCCAATCTATGGCAGCCCTGAAAAGCGATGTGAAGGCCTTCATCGTTCAGGCCTTGGCGTGCTTCGACACGCCAACCCAGGTCTCACAGGCCGTCAAGCAAGAATTCGACATCGATGTCACTCGCCAGCAGGTGGAGCAGCACGACCCAACCAAGCGTGCTGGGGCAAACCTGGCAGCCAAGTGGCGAACCCTGTTCGAGGACACCCGCAAGCGATTCCGCGAGGAGACGGCAGAGATCCCCATTGCCAACCGGGCGTTCCGTCTGCGGGGCTTGGGGAGGATGGCCGAGAAGGCCGAGAACATGCGTAACCTCGCCTTGACTGCTCAGCTGTACGAGCAGGCAGCCAAGGAGTGCGGCGACATGTACGTCAATCGCAAGCTCGAACCCGACAAGCCCCTGGGCTCCCAGGCGGACCAGCAGCACGCCGTTGCTGAGTACAAGCTGGAGCCAGACGAAGGTGTCCCGACTACCCCGTACCTATGACCCGCCGGTGAAGCTGACGCCGAAGCAGGCGAACATCTACGTGTGGGGCTTCCAGCCGCAGGCGCGCTTCCGTGATGCGGTATGCGGGCGTCGGTTCGGCAAGACCTTCCTCGGCAAGGCTGAGATGCGCCGCGCGGCCAGGCTGGCTGCGGAGTGGGGCGTGAGTGTCGAGGATGAGATCTGGTATGGCGCGCCGACGTTCAAGCAGGCCAAGCGGGTTTTCTGGCGCCGACTGAAGCAGGCCATCCCCGAGGCATGGCGCGCGGCCCGGCCGAACGAGACCGAGTGCTCGATCACTCTCAAGTCCGGTCACATCATGCGGGTGGTCGGCCTGGACAACTACGACAACCTGCGGGGCTCGGGCCTGTTCTTCGTCCTGGTGGACGAGTGGGCGGACTGCCCGTGGGCAGCTTGGGAAGAAGTGCTCAGGCCGATGCTCTCGACCTGCCAGTACACGATTCCCCAGACTGGAGAGTCGCGCAAAGGCGGGCATGCGCTGCGCATCGGCACGCCGAAAGGGTTCAACCACTGCTATGACACTTACCGCGACGGGCAGCCGGGCGGGGAGCCTGACCACAAGAGCTGGCAATACACCTCGCTGCAGGGCGGCAACGTCCCGGCCGATGAGCTGGATGCCGCACGCCGAAAGATGGACCCGCGAACCTTCCGGCAGGAATACGAGGCCGGGTTCGAGAACTATGCCGGCGTCGTCTACTACACCTTCGACCGGGCTGAGTGCCGCACCAGTGAGCGCATCAAGCCAGGCGAGGCCATACACATCGGTATGGACTTCAACGTCATGAAGATGGCCGCGGTCGTTTACGTGGTTCGCGACGGCTTGCCGCTGGCGCTGGACGAGTTCCATTCGGTGCGCGATACGCCAGAGATGATCGAGAAGATCAAGGTGCGCTTCTCCGGCCACAGCGTTTCCGTGTACCCCGACGCCAGCGGCCAAAATACCAGCAGCAAGAATGCCAGCGAGTCGGACCTGTCCCTGCTCAAGAAGGCCGGATTCACCGTGGTGGTCGACTCACAGAACCCCGGCGTGAAAGACCGGATCAACGCGGTCAACGCCATGTTCCTCAACACCTACGGAGAGCGGCGGTTGAAGGTCAACATCGACCAATGCCCGCAACTGACCCAGTGCCTGGAGCGGCAGACCTACACCGACAAGGGCGAGCCGGACAAGGACCCCAAGAAGGGGCACGACCACATGAACGACGCTGCCGGCTACTTCATCGCCAAGCGGTTCCCGATCAAGACTCAGTCCGCCGGCACCCGCCGCATCGGAGGTTTGGCGTAATGCCTGTTCAATCAACCAACCCAGACTACGACGCTCACATCGAAGAGTGGCGGATGATGGACGACGCTCTGGAGGGCGAGGGCGCCATCAAGCGCAGCCCGCGCAACCTGCCTAAGCCAAGCGGCATGACCGAGGCCGAAAAGCTGGACGGCGCCGGCAACGCCTACCTCTACCAGAACTACACCGCTCGGGCTCAGTACGAGCACTGGGTACGGGATTCGCTGCGCTCGATGATGGGCCTGGTATCTCGGCTGATACCCGAGGTGAAGCTTCCCTCGGGGCTGAAAGGGCTGGAGGACAACGCCACGGCTGATGGCTTTGGCCTGACACAACTGTTCCTCCGAATCGTGCGCCAGGCCATCTCTCACGGCCGGGTACCGCTGGTGGTCAACATCGATGATGCGGGACAGCCGTACTTCGCCACCTACGCTGTCCGCAACGCCATTAACTGGGACACCGCCGACCAAGGTGGTCGCCAGGATCTGGTGTTGTCGGTGTTCCGCGAGTTCAGGCGGAAGGAGCAGGACCGCTACAGTCACGAGTGCGAGACGGTCTATCGCGAGTTCTACATGGACGGCGCGGTCTGCCGCACGGGCGTGCGCAACGAGGCCGGCGAGCTGATTGAAGACGACCGGCCGCTGGGCACCGTCGATGGTAACGCCAACTTGGTGCGCGGCCTGGACTACATCCCGGTCATCTACTGCGGCTCTACCGACAACTCGCCGGACGTGGACGAGATCCCGTTGCTGACCATGGCCCGGGCAGCTCTGAAGTCCTACCAGCTCAGTGCCGACTACTTCACCGCGCTGCACCAGACCAGCCATCCGCAGCCTTGGGTATCTGGCCTGGATGAGAGCGTCGAGCTCAGCGTCACCGGGCCATCGGCAGCCTGGGATCTTGGCCCTAAAGGATCGTGCGGCTACCTCGAGTTCCAGGGCGCGGGCATTGAGGCAGTGCGCAAGGCCATGGAGGACCAAAAGAACGCCGCCCTAGAGGCTGGCGCCAAAGTCATGGACGTTACCGGTACCGAGTCAGGCGAGGCGCGTAAGACGCGACAGAACGATCAGCATGCGACCTTGCATAGCATCGTCATCACCGCTGCAGATGCAATCGAACAGGCCCTGCGCTATGCCGCCGAGTGGACTGGCTACAACCCTGATGAAGTCGTCTTCACGGTCAAACCTGAGTTCGTGATCCCTGAGGTCGATCCCCAGGTGCTGGCCGAGCTGCAGAAGAGCGTCATGGCCGGCACCATCAGCGCCGAGACCTACTGGCAGTACCTCACCACCGGCAAGCTGCCTGAGCATCCGTACGACGAAGAGGCCGAACTGATCGGCGACGACCACGGCGCGGGCGGCGTCAACTTGGACAAAGACGATGGCGACGAAACCGGAGCAAACGGCGAACGAGAAGCTGCTGGAGCAGGTAAGCCGCCACTCGGTACTGCTTGAGCGTCTCAAGGCGGGCGAGGTCAAGAAGTTCGAGAGCTACCTGCGCCGGGCTGACAGCCATGTCCGCGACCAGCTCACCCGCAAGGAGCTGACCACATACGGCCGGAGCCGGCTGGAAGAGTTCCTGGGGCGTGTTGGCGGCAAGCTGCTGGAGATCTACAAGGCCTTCAGCGACAGGATGCAGTCCGACCTGGTGGACATCGCGCAGTACGAGGCAGCGTTCGAAGGCCGCAGCCTGGCCAAGGCGCTGCTGATCGATGCAGTCATGCCGGCAGACTCGTTGCTCAGGGCCGCAATCAAGACGCAACCCCTGCAGGTGGCTGGCGTAGATGGCGGCAAGCTGCTGAAGCCTTTCCTGAGCGGCTGGACCCGCACCGAGTCGGACCGGGTAACCAACGCCATCCGGATGGGGGTCGTACAGGGCCAGAGCAACGCCGAGATCACCCAAGCCATACGCGGCACTGCCGCGCAGAATTTCACGGACGGCCTATTGGCGGTCACGAACCGAAGCGCCCGGGCAGTCGTCCAGACCGCAGTCCAGCATGTGGCCACCACGGCGCGGATGGAAACGCTCAAGGCGAATGCCGAGGTGGTGCCGGTGTATCGGCTCGTCGCCACCCTGGATCGGAAGACCAGCGTGCAGTGCCGTAGCCTGGATGGCCGTGAGTACGAGATGGGCAAGGGGCCAGTTCCCCCGTTCCACATCCACTGCCGAACAACCATCACGCCGATCACCAGGTTGTCGGCGCTGTTCGGTCAAGGTGCCACGAGGGCTGCAGTGGGCGCTGATGGCGGCGGGCAGGTCTCTGCAAGCCTCAGCTACTACCAGTGGCTTAAAACGCAGCCAGCGACCTTCCAGGATGCAGCGCTCGGGCCGGTGCGTGGCAAGCTGTTCCGCGATGGCGGTCTGACGGCCGAGCGTTTCGCCGCGCTACAGTTGGACAAGAACTTCAAGCCGCTGACGCTCGACCAGCTCAAGGACCTGGAGCCGTTGGCTTTTGAGCGAGCTGGGATTACCTAGTTCTTTGAAAGGCCATCACGACGTGTGCTGACATAGGTAAATGGATTGCCGGCCGGGTCCGTTCCTTGCAAAACCATTTTCCCTTCTTCCTGCGAGATGATCTTCACCTCCCCTGAGGCGCCCGATAGGTAGTGCTGATTCAGGTCGGGCAAGTAAATGCCGGTCATTTGCTCTAGCGTAGGAATTGGCAGTTCCATATCGCCAAACTTGTATCGGCCAGGCTCAGTTTTCAGCCCGGTCAGGGTAAATGTGAGGAAGTCATCATCAGCGGTCCATTCGCCAACACCACGAGCGGGCATCACTGCGGCGAACTCTTTGCCACCGGTTATTCCTGAAAACTTGAACGTGCCGTTCACGTTGTAGTGCCCGTTTCTAATGAATTCCGTGACGCCGTTGAAGGTAAATTTTCCGCCAGGGACGGGATATTCGTAAGTGCTTTCCCAGCGGCCGAAGAATTCTGGGTTGTGCTCAGGTCCTGACTCGTGCAGCGCGCTGTAAATCGTAGCGAATGCAGCGACTACTCCGAGTGCGGCCAGGGCTTTGGCATAGCTGGTGCGGGCTAGATTCTTCAATGCTTCGAGCTTCATGCGGTAATCCCTACTGAAATGTAGCGAGGCATGTTGCCATCACTGCATGCCCGATATCTGAACTCACATCACAGATCTAAAACTTGGCCTCGCACTCGCGGTGCTTTTTCATGCCCGCCAGGCGGGCCACCAATCCCAAGGGGATATCCACATGCCTTTTGACTTCGACCCGGCCGCCCACGGCCTTACCCTCGACGAAACTCAAACCGCCGCGCTGAAGGCAGCGCTGGGCGGCGAGGTGCAGAAATTCCTGGACGGCGAGGTCTCGGGCCTCAAGTCCAAAAACACCGAGCTGATCGGCTCCAACAAGGCCATCAAGACCGAGCTGGACAAGCTGAAAGGTCAGTTCGACGGCTTAGACCTCGAGGCGGTCAAGGGCCTGCTGGCCAAGGCCGGCCAGGACGAAGAGACCAAGCTGATCGCCGAGGGCAAACTAGACGAAGTCATCAGCCGCCGCACCGAGCGCCTGCGCACCGACCTGGACAAGCAGGTCAAGGCCGCCAACGAGCGTGCGGACAAGGCCGAGGCCTTCGCCGCCAAGTACAGCGACAAGGTGCTGGCTGACTCCATCCGCGCTGCCGCCATCAAGGCTGGCGCGCTGCCCGAGGCTGCCGAGGACATCATCCTCCGCGCCCGCGGCACCTTCAAACTGAGCGAAGACGGCGAACCCGTTGCCACCGACCGTGCCGGCGAAGTCGTGTATGGGAAGGACGGCAAGACCCCGCTGTCTCCCCTCGAATGGGCGGAATCGCTGCGCGAAACCGCAACCCACCTGTGGCCAAGGGCTCAGGGTGCCGGGCAGACCGGCGACAACGGTGGCAAGGCCACGAAGAAATGGGGCGAGTACACCGAGACCGAGCGTGCTGCGATGGCTCGTGACAACCCCGAAGCATTCAAGAAACTCCAAGCCACCCGAGGAACCTAACTTATGCCAACCACCCAACTGTCGGACATCTTCGTTTCCGACTACTACGGCACCCTGGAGCCGGTGAACTCCCCCGAGAAGACCGCCGTCTTCGAGTCGGGCATCGTGACCCGCTCGGCAACCCTGGACGGCATCGCCAAGAACGGCCAGGGCACGTCCGAAATCAGCTACTGGCAAGATCTCGACGCCGACGAGGCGCCGAACATCTCCAACGACAACCCTGATGACCTGGGCGAGGTCGGCAAGGCAGAGCAGGGCAGCATGCGTGCTCGAACGCTGTACCTCAACAAAGGCTATGGCGTCGCTGACCTCACTGCTGAGCTGGCGAACTCCGAGCCTCAGCAGCATATCCGAAACCGCTTCGGCACCTACTGGACCCGCCAGTGGCAGCGTTACTTGCTGGGCTCAGCCCGCGGTGTGATCGCTTCCAATATTGCCAACAACGGCGGCGATATGGTCAAGGACTCCGGTGCGTCGATCAGCGCAAACGCCTTCCAGGACGCTGCCTTCACCGCTGGTGATGCTGCTGACATGTTCGCTGCCATCGGCGTCCACTCGGTGGTCATGAATCAGATGGTCAAGCAGGACATGATCGAGTACCTGCGCGACTCCCAGGGCAAGATCATCCTGGCCACCTATCTTGGCAAGCCAGTGTTCATGGATGACAGCCTGACCTACGCGCCAGGCCAGTTCCTGTCTGTCTTCTTCGGCCAGGGTGCATTCGGCTACGGCGAGGGGTCGCCAACTGTGCCGGTCGAGCTGGAGCGGAAACCGGGCGGCGGTAACGGTGGTGGTGCCGAGGTCTTGTGGGAGCGCAAGACTTTCATCCTGCAGCCAGCCGGATTCAGCTGGAAGGGTAGCGAGAACTTGAACCTCAGCCCGACTGCCGTCCAGTACGCCAATGCCGCCAATTGGCAGCGCGTCTTCGATCGCAAGCAGGTTCCGTTCGCCGCGGTCATCAGCGGCACCGCCACTCCTTGACCCCATGATGCGGGGCGCCGGCCTGGCGCCCTGCGCAGGAGATAACCATGAAAGTCATCTACACCAACTCCCCGGGCAGCGAGCGCGGCACCTGCTATCGCCGCCTGGACCAGTTCTTCGGCGTGATCGACGGCGCTACCTCGGTGTCCGTGCAAGGGGATGCCCCTCACATCAGCGAGGCCTACCAGCGCCAGGGCATCAGCGTCAGCGAGATCGAGGAAGGCCTACGCCTGGATGGCCCGACCCTTGCCCAGTGGTTGGAGCAGGGCTACAAGGCGTCGGTTTACCCGCCGAAAGGCTACGCCTCGCTCAGTAGCCAAGCAGAGATCGACAAGGCGATTGAGGATGAGGGCGATGGCGCTCCTGAGACCGACCCGCACAAGATGAAGCTCCCGGAGCTCAAAGCGTGGCTGACGGCCCAGGGCATCACCTTCGATCCAGCCCTCAACAAGCCCGAGCTGCAGGCCCTGATCCCGCCGAAGGAATAAGCCATGACCGACTTCATCGCCGTCGCTGATGTTGACCAGAGGCTCGGGCAAGGCTGGGCAGGCAGCGGTGATGCGGTCCTTGCCGTGGCCATGGCCAATGCCTGGCTCACGGCCAAGATCAAGCGGACAGTGCCAGAACCGGCGCCGGACGCCATCGTGAGTGCCGGCGCGCAGGTCGCCAAGCTAGCTGCGGCGGGGCAGCTTTACAAGGACACTCAGCGCGAAGTGCAGAGCAAGACCGTGTCGGCCCAGTCCGGTACCTCGACCAGCAAGACCTATGTCGCTGGCTCCGTGGATCGCACGACTGGCGAGAACTTCGCCCTCGACCTCATCGCCCCTTGGACCCGCCGCTCAGGCACCGTGATGCTCAAGAGGATCTGACCCATGGGCATGCGCGAAGAACTCCAGGCGGAGCTGTCGGAAGCGTTCGATGATCCGGACGGCCTAGCAGACACGGTGAAGCCTGTTGCAGGGAGTCGCACAGTCAAGGGCGGATATGACCCAGAGATCGGCGGCACCGTCCCGGCCTCAACCTTCCATTACGCCGGGCGTGGTGTGTTCGGTAGCTACCTGGCCAAGGAAATCGACGGCTCGCGTATCCAGACCGAAGACGTGAAGCTGCTGTTGCTTCAGAACGAACTGTTCGAGGGGCAGGCCGGCGCTCTTACCGGCGTCCCGGCGGCGCCCAAGATTGGCGACCAGGTGAGCGGCTACCGCGCACTTAACGTATCCGAGGACCCAGCCCAGGCCACTTGGACCATCCAGCTGAGGAAGTGATATGGCGCGCGGTTCCCATATGGCCCAGCGATACGGCGGGCAGCAGGGCGGTTTCGCTGAGGCCATACGGGCCTTCGTAGAACAGGCGGAGCAAGCCCTGGACGCGACCTTCCGCGAAATCGTGATCGAGATCGGCAGCAGCGTCATCCGCATGTCACCGGTAGGCAACCCGGAGCTATGGGCAGCCAACGTGGCTCACCGGGCCAAGGCCAACAGGGCTGCTGACGACTATGACTTCAAGGTCGCGGTGCGGAACACGCTGATCAACTTGAATCAGGACAATCTCACCAAGACCGGCAGGCTGCGCAAGGGTGTGAAGTACGCCAAGCCCCTCACCAAGACCGAGCGCGAGCAGAACTTCGCTGTGAACGGCCTGGTTGCCGGCCAGGGATACGTTGGCGGGCGGTTCCGGGGTAACTGGCAGTTCTCCATCGATTCACCAGCTACCGACGAACTCGATCGCATCGACCCGTCGGGCAGCGAAGCCATTACGGCGCTCATCACTCAGGTACAGGCGCTGACCATCGGCCAGACGGCGTACATCGTGAATAACCTGCCGTACGCCATTCCGCTCGAGTACGGACATTCAACGCAGGCGCCCGCCGGCATGGTCAGGGTGACCCTGGCCAACTTCCACCGCATCGTCGACGAAGCCATCAGGAACAACAACGTATGAGCCATGCACGAGCCCGCCAGGCCATCGAGATCAAGCTGATGGCCTGGGCCACGGCGCGCCCTATCCGGGTCGCGAACTTCGAGCAAGAATTTGCTGCCCTGCCGGGCGAAACCTACCTGCAGGCATACCTGCTGCCGGGTGCCACCACCTGCAACTACCTCGGCGGCGACGCCTACGAGTACACCGGCGTGTACCAGGTCAGCATCACTTGCCCGGCGGGCCAGGCCCTGGCGACTGCCGAAGCGCTGGTCGACGAGCTCAGCGCCCTGTTCCGGGTTGATTCTGAGCTAATCCGCAACGGCTTCGAGGGCATGGTCACCGAGCCAGTTGACCAAGGCCCAACCATCACCGAGTCGGCGACCTACACGATCCCGGCCAGCTTCACCTACCGCGGTATCGCGGACCAATCGCCCGCTGGGGCATAACCAACCGCCGCCCGGCGGGCAACAACGAGGAAATACTCCATGGCCGCAAAATTCCCGCTGCCGAACGGTGCCGTGCTGGAAATCGCCAGCGTACTCGCCGCTGCCGTTGCCTTCACTGCTCTGACCAATGCTGCGCCGCCTGTGGCCAGCGCGGCAGGACACACCATCAAGAACGGCGATGTCCTTGTGGTCAGCTCCGGTTGGTCGCTGATCAATGACCGTGCTGTCCGCGCGGCCAGTGTCGCCGCCGACAAGTTCTCGCTGGCTGGCCTGAACACCACCAACGCCGACAAATACACTGCAGGTGCAGGACTGGGATCTGTGATCCCAGTGACCAACTGGGCCCAGATCTCGAAAGTCACTGCCTTCACTTCCTCCGGCGGCGAGCAGCAGTACCTCACTGTGGGGTATCTGGAGGACGACGACGATCGCCAGTTCCCCACCAACCGCAACCCCATCACACTTTCGATCACCGTCGAGGATCAGCCTGCCGCAGCCTATGTTGGGCTGGTCGAGGCCTACGGCGATAGCAAGGAACTGACCGTGGTGCGCCTGAAGTTGCCAAATGGCGACCAGATCCTCTACCCGGGCTACGTGAGCATCACCACCACCCCAACGATGGAACGTAACAACCTCATGACCCGTACCATCAGCATCGCGCTGTCGGGTCGTCCGGTCCGTTACCTGGCCGGCGTGTAAGGAGCACTCATGGCGAAGATCAAGATTGCCCAGAGCCCGACGTTCACCGCCGAGGTTCAGGTGCCGCGTATCGGCGGTGAGTCGGTGCCTGTGGCGTTTCAGTTCCGCTACATGGACCGCATAACCCTTGCCGGCATGTTCGACCGCTGGAACAAAGCGCGCGATGCTTGGGCGGAGAAGGCCAAGAGCGACGGCGCAACCTGGGAAGAGGTGACCGCTGGCGAAATCACCCTGCAGGCCGAGCAACTGGGTGAGATCGTTACCGGCTGGGACCTGGAGGACAAGTTCAGCCAAAAAGCGATCCTCGAGCTGGTGCGCACCTGCACCGGCGCACCGAAGGCAGTGACCGACGCCTTCCAAGCTGCATACAGCCCGGCCCGATTGGGAAACTGAGGGCGGCGGCCCGGGCCTGTTACGAGCGCGGCCCATCTGCGGAGCAACTGGCCCCGCTGGGGCTGACCCTGGCGGACATCCCTGTAGAGGAAGTGGAGGTTTGGCCAGACGCCTGGCCTGCCTTCCGCCTGTTCGACGCAATGGGCACGCAGTGGCGGGTAGGACCTGGCGGGCCATCTGGCCTGGACTACACCGCCATCCCCGCAACAGCATTGATGCTCGGCATCAAGCGCCGCGACCTCACCGACATTTTTCCCGACCTCCGCGTCATGGAGGTTGAGGCCTTGGCCGTCATGGCCGAATCCATGGAGTAGATCATGACCACCATTGCCTCTCTCGGTCTTCAGATCGACTCCGGTGATGCTGTCGAGGCCAAGGATAACCTCGACCAGCTGACGGACGCTGGCAAGCGCAGCGAGGAGTCGGCTGGACGAACTGGGCGCGCCTGGGAGACTGCCCTGGGCAGCCTACAGGGCGACACCCGCCAGATCGTCCAGGAGCTGCAGTCGCTTAACGCCAAGCAGGCCGAGCTGGCGCAGCAGATGGCCACCGTGGGGCGCGCTGTTACCAGCGCCTCAACGGCGTTCAGCAGTGCTGCAGCGAATATGGGTGCGTTTCGGACCGAGGCCGCGCAGGCGGGCAAGGTGCAGGAGGCGCTCACCAGTGCCACGGATGCCGGAGCCCAGGCCGGCCGGCGCGCTGCCGAATCTGCTGACGAGCAGCAAGCCAGAATTCTGGCCGTGGCCAAGGCCTCGCTTGAGGCAAGCCAGTACGTCCAGTCGCTGAACCGGGCGACAGAGCAAAGCGCCGAGGTTACCGCCCAGGCGAATGCCGTGCTGTCGGACAGTGCCAGCCGTCAGGCGGCCATTAACAGCCGAGCCCAGGCCCTCATCGCCACGGAGGAGCGCCAAGCGGAGGCGGCGAAGAGGGCCGCCGGCGCACATCGGGAAGAAGGCCAGGCGCTCGAGGAACTGCTGGGCAAGATTGATCCAACCGTCGCGGCCATGGGCCGGCTGGACCAGATGGAGCAGAAGCTGAAGGGCTTCCGTGCCAGTGGTGCGCTCGATGCGGAGACCTTCGGCGAATACCAGGCGAAGATCGACCAGGCGCGCACCGCATTGGGCGGCGCCGATGTTGCGCTGAACAAGACGGGTATGTCGGCCAAGGCCACCGCAGCAGCACTGCGCGGCGTACCGGCCCAGTTCACCGATATCGTGGTGTCCTTGCAGGGTGGCCAGGCTCCGCTCCAAGTCTTACTGCAGCAGGGCGGGCAGCTCAAGGACATGTTCGGCGGCGTCGGCCCAGCCATTCAGGCGCTGGGCGGCTACGTCCTTGGCTTGGTGAACCCGTTCACCGTCGCAGCGGCGGCGGTCGGCGTGCTCGGATATGCTTACTACTCGGGCAGCGAAGAGGCGGTCGGTTTCCAGAAAGCGCTGATCACCACCGGCAACGCGGCCGGCACGACGTCGGACCGGCTTTCCGGCATGGCGCGCGAGGTCGCCGCGACTGTCGGTACCAACGGCGCCGCGGCCGAGGTACTCACCCAGCTGGCCGGCAGTGGCAAGATCGCCGCTGGCAGCTTCGTCGAGATCACCGAAGCCGCTTTGGAGTGGCGCTCGGCGACCGGGAAGGCGGTAGAGGAAACAGTTGCCGAGTTCGTGAAGATCGGCAAAGACCCGGTGGTCGCCGCCAAAGATCTCAACGAGCAGTACAACTTCCTGACGGCTTCGACTTATTCGCAGATCGTTGCGCTGAAGGAGCAGGGCGACACCATCGGCGCCACCAAGCTGCTCACCGACACATACGTCGACACCATCAAGAATCGCAGCAAGGAGGTCACCGAGAACCTGTCCATCTGGGAGCGCGGATGGAAGGCCCTGCGTGGCGAGGTTGCTGCCACGGTCGATTCGGTCAAGAACATTGGTCGAGACCAGGGCATCGCGAGTCGGATCGTCGACCTGCAGCGCCAGGTCGCTGCGGCACAGAGCGCTGTGAATGCCGATGCCGACGACAGCGATGCTCAGAAGAAGCTCACCAACGCCAGCCTTGAGCTGAAGGGGTTGATCCAGCAGCGGGACACGCAGCAGGCGATAGCCAAGGCTCAGGAACTGGACGCTAAACGGCAACAGGCGGCCATCGTGGCGATCGGCAAGATCGACGCCCTGGAGAAATCCGCCAGGACAAACGCAGAAAAGCGGGCGGACGCGCTGAAGGAGTACACCAAGTCTCTCGAAGCGATCCGCAAAGTCAACCCGGATGATGAGCGGCTGAAACCCGAGAACATCGCTCGGGTGCAGGCTGACATCGCCAAGCAGTTCAAGGACACCGGCGGGCGCACCACGTCCGTCGACCTTTCCGGCTTCAACGACCAGAAGAACGCCCTGACTGCCATCCTGGCCGAATACAAAAACCACCAGAAGGAGCTGGACGCGGCGCAGAAGGCCGGACTCATCTCGCAGGAGTCGTATGCCGCCCAGCGCGCCGCGATCATTGAGCAGCAGAAGGTTGAGGTCACAAACGCCTACGAGGCCGAGATCAAAGCCTTGGAGGAAGCCAAAGGGCGCAGTAGCACCAGCGCTCAGCAGCGCATCCAGCTGGATCAAAAGATCGCCGACGCTCGTGCTGCCATGATCAAGGCTCAAAAGGACGCCGATACCGAGCTTTCGGTGCTCGCGACCAATGAGCAAGGACGGCTGGCCAAACAGGCCAGGGCTGTGCAGACCTACACCGACGCCCTCGACCAGCAGGTACTGGCGCTGAGAAAGCAGGGTCAGCGCTCCGCCGACAGCCTTGGGCTCGGTGATCGCCAGCGTGGCTTGCAGGATCAGCAGAACGGCATCACCGATCGCATGAATCAGCAGCGCTTGGACCTAGCCAACCAGTATGGCGACGGCTCCCGAGGCATGAGCCTTGATGAGTACAACCAGAAGCTGGCGGCCCTGAGCAAGACCGAAAGGGATCTTCAGGAAACGATCATCGCCAACTACGACGCGATGACCGATGCCCAGGGCGATTGGCGGAAGGGAGCGTCGTCGGCCTTCCAAAACTACCTGGAGCAGGCCCGGGATGTCGCCGGCCAGACGAAAACCCTTTTCACCAACGCCTTTACCTCGATGGAGGATGCGGTTGTGAACTTCGCAATGACCGGCAAGTTCTCGTTCGCGGACTTCACCAAGTCGATTTTGGCCGACATGGTAAGAATCGAGACGCAGCGGGCTGCATCAGGTCTGCTCGGTAGCCTCGTGAGCTGGGGCGCCACTGCGGCCTCTGCTTATTTTGGCGGGGGTAGCGGCAATGGTATGGCTGCCGGTTCCGCAGGTGCTGTTTCCTCTAATCTCGGGGCTTCGCAGGCCGGATACGGCAGCGCCTATTTCCCCCAGGCTCTGGGCGGTGCTTGGTCGAATGGCGTGCAAATGTTCGCCAATGGGGGCGCATTTACCAACTCCATCGTCAGCACGCCCACGGCCTTCGGCATGGCCGGGGGCAAGCTTGGTGTGATGGGGGAGGCTGGCGACGAAGCTGTCATGCCTCTGACCCGCACGTCCGGCGGCCAATTAGGCGTCAGGGCGGTCGGAGGAGGATCTGGAACCGCTATTAGCCTGTCGGCTCCGATCAGCCTGGTCATGGAGGACCGCAGTAACGAGGGGATGCAGCTCGATCAAGCACTGCTTCAACAGAACATGCAGAAGCAGTTGCAAATTGCTGCAGAAAAGGCGGTCGCAGATTCGTGGCGGCCGGGCGGAGTGAGTTACCGAAACGCACAAGGGAGGCGCTGATGGCCATCGAGAAGTTCAGCTGGCCCACCCAGCGCGGCGAAACGCCAGAGATCAGTTACCGGGTGCGTGAGTCTCGCTTCGGCGGTGGCTACCGGCAAACAGTAGGTGACGGCCCCAACAACAAGGAAGACAGCTACCCGATCACCGTAACCGGCACGAATGCCCAGGTCCGCAAGATCATGGAATTCTTCGACCGGCACGGCGGCGCCAAGGCCTTTCTCTGGTCGACGCCACTCGGGGATCTTGGGCTCTTCACTTGCGCCGACCCCAAGCCCACGCCCGTCGGTGGCGGCCGATTCAAAGTCACCGCCACCTTCGAGCGCGCCTTCCACCCGTAAGGACTGACCATGTCACTGATTAAGGATCTCCAGAGCCTGGAGCCTGGCAGCGAAGTGTTGCTGTACGAGTTGGATGGCTCTGACTTTGGCGCCGACACGCTGCGCTTCCACGGGCACGCGATACCGCACACACCCGAGGAGCTTGCGGCAGCTGGCGCGAACGCCGACCAGCTTCCGGCCAAGTCGATCTGGTGGCAGGGCAACGAGTACGGTGCCTGGCCTATGCAGATAGATGGCATTGAAGCGAACTCGGACGGTACTGCAGTGCGACCCACGCTGACCGTAGGCAACGTCAACGGCAGGATCACGGCGCTGTGCCTGGCCTTCGACAACTTGCTCGAGTTCAAGCTGACCATGCGCCACACCATGGCGCGCTATTTGGATGCGGCAAACTTCCCCTCGGGTAACCCGGAGGCCGATCCAACAGAGGAAGCGATCGAGGTTTGGTATATCGATCAGAAGGTGGCCGAGAACGGCAACACAGTGGCTTGGGAGCTTGCCAGTCCCGGAGATGTCGGCGGGGAGACGATTGGCCGGCAGATGACGCAGTTGTGTCACTGGGCGATGACCGCTGGATACCGTGGACCGAACTGCGGCTACACCGGCCCCTACTTCGACCTTGACGGCAATCGCACCGACGACCCTACCAGGGATCAGTGCAATGGCTGCCTGGATTCGGGCTGCGTTGTGCGGTTCGGTGAAGGTAATCCGAATAGTTTTGGCGGCTTCCCGGCTGTATCCCTGATCGCACGGAGTTGATCATGCGCAAACACATACTCGCCGCAGTGCAGGCGCACGCTGCGGCAGAATACCCACGAGAGTGCTGCGGGCTGATCATCGCCGTCGGCCGCTCCCACCGCTACATCCCATGCGATAACACCGCGACCGATCCCGCCGAGGAGTTTCGTATCTCGCCGGAAGACTTCGCGGCGGCCGAGGACAAGGGCGAGGTGATCGGCATCGTGCACTCACATCCGGACGCCACCAGCAGACCTTCACCGCGTGACCTGGCCATGTGTGAGGCCACGGGCCTGCCCTGGTACATCCTGTCATGGCCGGAAGGCGACCTGCGCACCATCACGCCAACCGGCCATACGCCGTTACTGGGCCGGCCGTTTGTACACGGCGCCTGGGACTGCTGGCAGGTCTGCGCGGACTGGTACAAGCGGGAGTGGGGGTTGGAATTCCCGACCTATGCCCGGGAGGAGGGATGGTGGGAGCAAGCAGACGGCCCAAGCCTCTACGAGCAAGCCTATGAGGCCGCGGGCTTTTACCAGGTCAGTCAGCCGCAGCGCGGCGATATGATCGTTATGGCCGTAGGGCGCACCGCGCACCCGAACCATGCGGGGATCTACCTGGGCGGCGACGCCCAGTTGCCCGACGAGCAGGCCCAGGTCTTCGGCCCCGGCCCATTCCTGCTGCACCATCTGTACGGCAGGCCATCAGAAATCATCGTGTTCGGCGGGCCATGGCTCGACCGGACGCGCCTTGTGTTGCGTCACCGGGGCGCCATGTAATGCGGCTAGGCCGCTTGGGGGCAGTATGAGCAATCAGAAGGCGGATGCGGTTGCGGTAAGCAGACTCGAAACGAGAATCGACCCAAGATCCAGGGCCGCTCCTGCGAAGCGTCGGCTGCCTTGCAATTGGGACGACAGCGATGTCATCCCTTTGAAGCAGGGCGGTCCTTGGGACACGAGAGAGCTGCTATTTATCGGGCTTTGTTGTGAACTCGAACCGAAAGGTGTTTGAGTCGAAGTCCATGACAAGCACACCATTGCTCAGAAACTGCATACCTAGGATTGCATCATAGTGACGGCCGTTTTTACGCAGCGGGACAGACGTAAACTCGGCCGCTTGCTTGTAGTGCGTCGATGATCCTTGGAGGATGAAAAGAGCTGGGTAAACTGGCTCAATTGTAGTTGCTGATGCAGAGTAGACGGTCATGGTCCGCTCACTAAGAAAACCATTCTGATGCGCAAAATCTTCGTCGATGTAAACTCCCTCAGCCCCTGTGTCGATCAGCGCAGTTATTTCATGAAGGGGCGTGCCCGGTATCGGATCGAATGGGCTCGAGGGCAGTGCGGGCTGTAACAATATTCTAACCACAGGAGTGATCGGATTTCGCTCAGCGATATCAGACAGCCGATCCCCCTGTTGAAGAAAGTAAATTGGGGCCCCTTTTCCTTGGGCATTGGCGCTGCTCACATCATCCTCCTAAGTGTTTCCATGGGCTTTCCGGCAACGGACCGGGGCGGTTCCGTGGAGATGCAAAGCTACTATGGCGAAATGCTGGCGCGGTACTGGTATTTCATCCAAATTGGCAGAGTAGATAGGAACTGTGTCAGTTCTGTCCCCATGCTTAAGCGTCGTTTTTCTTGTGATTTAGCTGTTATATTCTGGATCTTGCAGGCAAACGGCCGCCAAGCTATCAGGTGTTCTATGACTATAAACTCTACTAATGTGGGGCTTTCCAATCTGCCTCTAGGAGATATTCTCAACGCCCCAGGAGTTTGGGTGGAGCCCCCGAACGTGCGTAGAGGGGGCGAGAGCGGTGTGTTGCGGATAGAGCTAGACGGTCTGACTTTTTACAAAAAGCAGCAGGTCGGGCATGTCTATCGGAGTTTGCGCCACCCTTTAGGCTATCCAACAGTCGCCCGCGAGGCAAAAGCCCTTCGTGCGGCCGCATCATTGGGAGTCGCTACCCCGGCACTCCTGCACAGCCATATACATAAACTCGACGGTGAGTGGCAGGCGGTGATGTTGACGGCGGCTCTTGACGGCTATCTGTCGTTGGAGGATTTCTACGCCCAGAAGGTAGAAAGAACGGTGGGACGCCATCGGCATCTCGAGATTTTAGAGGCGTATGGCCGAGTACTGGCCAAGCTAAACCATGGAAGGTGGCAGCATGGTTGCTTGTACCTGAAGCATGTCTTTGTTGATTTCAGCGAGCCATGCGTGAAGGTAGCTTTGCTCGATCTTGAGAAGGCTAGGAAGCGTTTCACCGCGAAACAAGCTGCCCGTCATGATCTCAGGCAGGTCAAGCGTCGGTCTGGATGGGGTGACGAAGAGTGGAGCGCGTTCTGGCTGGGCTATAGCTATTCGTTCGGCCAAGGTGCTGAGCTGCTGCTTTGAAGGCTTGCTGTAGTTATTGCAGGATCAAATGCGAACTCTGATCTTCGTCCTGCGAATCAGTATGCTTGCAGGTTGCTCTTCGTCCGAGGCCTCCAGGGTTCGTGGTGAACTTCGCGAATGCATTACCTACCGCTCCATGATGACTGCGCCAATGATGCCGGATGCGATGGAGAGGATCAGAGCGGAATGCGAGGAATCGCGTCGATGATCAAGGGGGTGCTGTGGTAGATTCCCGCCATCAACAAGGAGGGGTCACATGCGAATTCTGATCGGTGCGGTAGGGCTGGCGCTGCTGGCGGGGTGTACAACCCCCGGTGACTTACTGAAGAGTACTCCGACGATCGTGGGGGAGACCTCGAAAACACCGAAGGCATACGCCCTTTGCGTCCTGCCAGGATGGCAAGAGCACCAGGCTGGCGTAACTATGAATGAGACTCTGACGGGCTATAGACTGATCTCCTCAGCTGAGTCGATAGGTCAAACCAACGAGTTGCTGGAGATTAAACAAAATCCTCACGGCAGCGAGGTGAAGCTCTATCAGCGGATGCCTAGCATCAGCATTGGCAGATCAAAAATCACGTCGTCCGTGAAAAAGTGTCTGTGAACAGTTTTTGAAGTAAAGAGCCGCCACTGGGCGGTTTTTTTTCGCCTGGAGAAAAACATGACCCAAGAAATGACACTTATTGAGTTTTCAGGAACCATGCGTAAAGCGCTGGGGAAACAGCATCGACGGCTTCTGGATACAGGCAGCGTCCGCGAACTGATGAAGGCGCTGACGATCACGCTGCCAGGCTTCAAAGAGGAGGTTGATCGTCTATCTCGCCTGGGAATGAACTTCGCAATTTACCGAAACGGTAAAAACGTTGGTGAAACCGAATTCGGTCGTGGCGGAGCCAAGGTGGTGAAAATTGTACCGGTCGTTGCTGGCAGTAAGCGTGGCGGGGTGCTGCAGACAGTAATCGGCGCGATATTGATCGCTGCTTCTTTCATTCCCATTCCTGGATTCCAGGCACTCTTGCCTGTAGGGGTGGCAATGGGAGCCGGCGGCGTCATCCAGATGCTGAGCCCTCAGGCTAAGGGGTTATCCCAGAGCGCCGCGCCCGAAAACCTGCCAAGTTACGCGTTCGGATCAGCCAAAAACACCACCGCCAGCGGTAACCCTGTCCCGATCTGTATCGGCGAGCGCCGCTGGGGCGGGGCAATCATCTCCGCTTCAATCGAGGCGCAAGATAAGGCCTAGCGCCAACTCAGTGAACAGACCGTCTCCGGGCGGTTTTTTATTGCCCGGAGGAAAGCATGGGCCCAGCAGATCACGTTGATATCACTGGCGCCAAGGGCGGCAGCAGCAAACCGAAAACGCCTGTAGAGGCACCCGATAGCCTGCAGTCCACCAACATCGGCAAGATTCTGATTGCCGTGGGGGAGGGGGAGTTCGATGAGGAGCCGACGGATCGCGATATCTACCTCGATAACACCCCGATCATGGATGCCAACGGCAGCGTGAATTTCCCAGGGGTGCGGTGGGGGTGGCGTTCAGGCTCCGTCGAGCAGGACTACATCCAGGGTATCCCTGCGATCGAGAACGAGACCACCGTTAATGTGGAACTGCGCAGCGACAACCCATTTGCCCGTGCCCTGAGCAACATCCAGCTCTCGGCCGTGCGCGTGCGAATGGCCTGGCCGCGCCTGGCGCAGCAGGACAGCAGTGGCAATACCAATGGCTACCGCATTGAGTACGCCATCGATATCGCCACCGATGGTGGCGCCTACGTCGAGGCGCACCTGGGCGCGGTTGACGGCAAGACCACCAATGGCTACCAGCGCTCGGTACGCGTCAACCTGCCCAAGGCAACCTCCGGCTGGATGCTGCGCGTGCGCCGTATCACTCCGAATGCCAACAGCGGCACCGTGGCCGATACGATGACCATCGCTGGCTACACCGAGATCATCGACCAGAAACTGCGCTACCCGAATACTGCGCTGCTGTACATCGAGTTCGACGCCCAACAGTTCCAGAACATCCCTGCGGTAACCGTGAAGTGCAAGGCCAAGCGCTGGCCGGTGCCGACCAACTATGATCCCGTTGCGCGCACCTATACCGGCGTATGGGATGGCACCTTCAAACAGGCCTGGACCAACAACCCGGCGTTTGTGACCTACGGGGTGTGCGTCGAAGACCGTTTTGGCTTGGGCAAACGCATCAAGCCGTGGATGGTCGACAAATGGGAGATGTACCGCATCGCCCAATACTGCGACCAGCAGGTGCCGAATGGGCAGGGCGGTCAGGAGCCGCGTTTCCTGTGCGATATGAACCTTCAGGGCCGCGCCGAAGCCTGGACCTTGCTGCGCGACCTCTCGGCGATTTACCGGGGCATGGTGTACTGGGCTCACGGCTCTCTGTTCATGCAGGCAGACATGCCGCGCGCCCAGGATATCGACTACGTGTTCACCCGGGCCAACGTCATCGACGGTGAGTTCGTTTACGGCGGTGCCGAGCGTAACACGCACTACAGCCGGGCTCTGGTCAGCTACGACAACCCGGCCAACAACTATGACACCGATGTTATCCCGGTCACCGACAACGCTCTCCAGCGCCGGTACCGTGACCGTCCGGTGGAGATTTCGGCCATCGGCTGTACTCGAGCGTCCGAGGCTCAGCGCCGCGGCAAGTGGGCGCTGCTGAGTAACAGCCAGGACCGCACCGTCACTTTCAAGACCGGCATGGAAGGGCGCATTCCGCTGCCTGGCTACGTCATTCCCGTCGCAGACGAGCTGGTTGCGGGCCGTCCAAACGGCGGCCGGATTTCGGCGGTTGCCGGCCACGTTGTGACCTTGGACCGTGACACGCCGATCAAGGCTGGCGACCGGCTGATCTTGAACCTGCCGAACGGCACCGCCCAGGCACGCACGGTGCAGTCGGTCGCCGGCCGCGCGGTGACGGTAACCACCGCGTATGGCGTGCAGCCCGAGCCGGAACTGCAGTGGGCAATCGATTACCACGACCTGGCGGTGCAGCTGTTTAGGGTGCTGAAGACAACGCGCACCCAAAAGGGCGAGTACGAGATCACCGCGCTCGAGTTCAACCCGAGCAAGTTCGCGGCGATCGACACCGGCGCCAAGTTGGACGAGCGCCCGATCAGCGTTATTCCGGTGACCACTGTGCAGCCACCGGCAAGCGTGACGCTGTCGTCGGCTCACATGATCGACCAGGGGCTCGCGGTCAGCACCATGACCATCGCATGGCCGGCAGTGGATGGCGCTGTCGCCTATGATGTGGAGTGGCGCAAGGACAACGGCAACTGGGTTCGCGTACAGCGCACCGGTGCGGCATCTGTCGACGTGGTTGGTATTTACGCTGGCGCCTACTTGGCGCGTGTGCGTGCGGTAAGTGCGTTTGACATCACGTCGATCTGGAAGAGCTCGGCTTTGACCCAGCTGAACGGCAAGGAGGGTTTGCCAGCGGCCGTTACCTTCCTGACCACCGAGAGCCTGCTGTTCGGCATCGGCATCAAGTGGGGCTTTCCGGCCGGCGCCGAGGACACCCAGCGTACTGAGCTGTGGTACAGCGAAGGCGCTGATCTGGACAAGGCCACCAAGCTGGCTGACTTGGCCTACCCGCAGAACGAGCACGTCATGCAGGGGCTGCGCGCCGGGCAGACGTTCTATTTCTGGGTCCGTCTGGTAGACCGCACTGGTAACGTGGGTCCTTGGTATCCGCTCGGCGGCGCAGTGGTCAGTGGCCAGGCCAGCGCAGACGCAGGCCCTATCCTCGAACAGATTGCAAAACAGATCACCGAGACCGAGTTGGGCAAGGAACTGACCGAACGCATCGACCTGATCGACAAGAATGGACCCGGCTCGGTTAATGAACGCGTTGGTGAGGTCCGCAACGAGCTCAACGAACAGATTGCTGAGGTTAATACCTCCATCCAGTCGATCAACGACTCGGTGACGACGGCGCGGGATGAGTTGCATCAGCAGATCAATGCGGTGGACCAAGAGGTCGAGGCCGCCAAAACTGCACTCGGAGAGCAGATTGCCGCGGTTGATCAGGAGGTTGATGCCGCCAAGGCAGACCTGCAGCAGCAGATCAACAGCGTGTCCGTGCTGGCCGGCTCGATGCCGTACAACAAGGACAAGGCCTACAGCATTAACCAGGGCACGCTGGGCGCCGACGGCAAGCTGTATCAGGCTTTGAAGGCGGTACCGAAGAACAACCCGCCGCCGAACGCTACCTACTGGACGGATGTTGGCCAGGCTATCGTCACGGCGGCCGGTACCGCTGCGCGTGTGTCCAAGGTCGAAACCGACGTGACCACGCTGGACGGCAAGACGACTGCCCAGGCCACACAGCTCAACGGCCTGCAGGCCAGCCTGACCTCCACCAACCAGAACGTGACCACCGCGCAGCAGGCAGCTGAAGCGGCAAACACGCTGGCAGGTGGCAAGGGCAAGGTGATCATCCAGGCGGCGGCCCCGGCGGTTGCCGATCGGCTGGCCCAGAATCTCTGGATCGATACCACGGGCAACGCCAACACGCCGAAACGCTGGAGTGGCAGCGCCTGGGTGGCGGTCACGGACAAGGCTGCTACGGATGCGGCGGCGGCGGCCGCAAGCGCTTTGGCGCTGGCCCAAACCAAGGCTGACGCCACGGTGGTGAACAACCTCACCCTGCGCGTCTCGGATGCCGAGGGCAAGCTGGTGGCCGAAGGTCAGCGGCTGGATGGCATGCAGACCAGCCTGGACGGCAAGGCGACCTCGGCAGCCCTGCAGCAGGTCACCAGCCGTGTCACCGCGACCGAAGGTAAGAACGCCACACAAGACCAGCAGATCAGCTCGCAGAGTTCTGCCATCGTCTCGCTCACCGACAGCGTGGCCAAGAAGGCCGAAGTCTCGACCGTGCAGGCCCTGAGCAACCTGGTCAACCAGCAGGGGCAAGACCTCACCGCGCAGGGCCAGGCACTGGTCAGCATCAATGCTGCGCTGCCGACGCTGGGCGGGGAAAATCTGGTCTACAACCCATCGTTCGAGCGCCAAACCGATAACAACGGGATGGCCCAGTACTGGTGGTACGACAGCTCAAGCAACGTCGGCAGCCGAACCCCGAGTTTGGTTCCCTCGACGCTTGCAGCAGGGGCCGCGCAACGCCTTGATGTCACCGACATTCCCACCAACGGTTGGGCCCGGGTTTACCTGCGCGCATCGCTCAAAGCGATCAAAGTCCGGCCGGGCGCCATTTACACCGCTTCGGTGTACATGCGGGGCACTGCAGGGCTGCGGATTTTGGCGCAGGTGTATAGTCGAGATGCGGCCGGGGCCAACAGCGTTTCATGGCCGGGCAACCGAATCGACGCGACCGAGACATGGCAGCGGGTATCGGTAACCTTCACCGCCACCGATAAGACCGTCGACGTCTGGCCCGCGGCGATTGTCTATGGCGGGGCCGGGGTCACGGCCGGGTTTATCGAAGTCGACCAGTACCAGCTGGAGGAGGGTTCCCAAGCAAGTGGTTGGCGCGACAATGGACAGGTCGAGGCCGGTAACCAGGCGGCCACAGCGGCCGCTGTCGATGTCATGTCTGCCAAGGTGACCCAACAGGGCGCCGACCTGGCCAGCGTGTCGAGCAAGACCACCTCGCTGGAAAACAGCCTGACCACTACCAACGGCAACGTCACGACGGCGCAGCAAGCGGCACAAGCGGCGTCCGACGCGGCCGGCGCCAAGGGCAAGGTGCTGTACCAGTCGACCGCGCCGGCCGTGGCAGATCGCCTAGCCCAGAACCTGTGGATCGACACCACCAGCAATGCCAACACGCCGAAACGCTGGAACGGCAGCACCTGGGTGACGGTGAGCGACAAGGTAGCCACCGATGCCGCCGCCGCAGCGGCCGCAGCCAATGCCCTGGCCGCGACCAAAGCGGATGCGTCGGCGGTGAACCTGCTGACCAACCGTGTCAGCAATGCCGAAGGCGTGCTCACCAGCCAAAGCAGCGATATCACCCAGCTCAAGAACAGCCTGAGTGCCGCGCAGTCGTTCGTTGCCGGCAAGGCGTGGGAGTTCACCGGCTCGGCGCGAGGATGGTTCGGCACCATCAGCGGCTCTAGGTTTGTCGCGGGGCCGTTGTTCGCGACAGCCGGCAACTGCCCGAACCTGCAGTGCAACTTTACCCCGACGTTCCCAGGCGCCGAAAACCCGTACTTGCGCATCCGCCTGCGTCGGCGTAACACCGCCCGCGCCGGCGCGCAGATGTATTGGGCGAACGAAGATGGCGGCCTGGCAGAAGCCCGGCGCATGGCCTGGACCATCAACACCGCCACGACCGATTGGCAGGATATCGAGATTGACCTGTCTGGCCACGCTGGCTGGACCGGCAAGAATATCTTGGCGATTCGCCTGGACATGATGAGCGCGGCGGACACCACGGGCGAAATGGACATTGCCTACATCGCCGTCGGCCGGCGCTCGGTTGCGGCGTCTGCGGAAGCGGTATCCAGCCTGAGCAGTGCTGTCAGCGACGCAGATGGCAAGCTGACCAGTCAGGGCGGGTCTATCGTCAGCTTGCAGAACGGTCTGACCACGACCAATCAGGGCGTTACTGCTGCCCAGCAAGCGGCGCAGGCGGCGGCGACGGCGGCGACGGCGGCGGGGGCGAAAGGCGAGGTCATCTATGGATCGACCGCGCCTGCAGCTGACAAACGCCTGGCGCAAAACCTGTGGATTGACACCACCGGCAATGCCAATACGCCGAAACGCTGGAGCGGTAGCGCCTGGGTCGCAGTGAGCGACAAGGTGGCCACCGATGCAGCTGCAGCAGCTCAATCAGCACTGACGGAAGTGGCCAAGAAAGCCGATGTCTCGACTGTCCAGGCGCTGAGCAACGTGGTCAATCAGCACGGGCAGGATCTAACAGCGCAGGGGCAATCGCTCACAGAGATTAAAGTCTCGATCGGTCAGGCAGGCGGTGAAAACTGGATCTACAACCCGTCGTTTGAAAAACAGGGTGCCAATGGCTTTGCCGAGGGCTGGGCCGCTGCCGGCGCAAGCGGGGTCAACACGACCGCGAGCCTGGTGGCGTCGGCTATGGCCGCTGGCGAGCTTGCACAGCGTATCGATGTGACGGGGATATCAGCGTCTGCCTGGTCCAGAATCGGCAACCCGTCAGCTCGACGGATCGAGGTGACCCCCGGCACGCCGGTCACGATGTCTGCGTTTGTTCGTGGCACGCCCGGGATCAATGTGCGGTGCGAAATTCAGTTCTTGAACAGCGCAGGCGCTGGCATCAGTGGCGTACCGGTCGCCGCCAATACGCCATTGACCTCAGAGTTTGCCCGGATCTCACACAGTGTTGTCCCGCCTCAGGGTGCAGTCAGGTGCAACTACTTCGTCACGATTTACGGCACTGCGTCGATCAGCGCCGGCTTCATGGAGGTGGACAGAACTCAGATCGAATTCAGCCCCGTCATGACGGGATGGCGCGATAACGGTGCCGTCAACTCGGCCGCTGCTGCTGCCACTTCGACTGCTGTTCAGAACCTCAGTGGCCGAGTGGACCAGACGGAATCTTCACTGACAGCCCAGTCCGGAGCGGTCGTTTCGCTACAAAACGGGCTGACCACCACCAATGGTAACGTCACGGCGGCGCAGCAGGCCGCACAAGCCGCCGCAACGGCAGCAGGTGCAAAGGGGGAGGTGATCTACGGAGCTGCTGCGCCGGCGGCTGACAAACGTCTTGCGCAGAATCTGTGGATCGACACCACTGGGAATGCCAACACGCCCAAGCGCTGGAGCGGGTCGGCCTGGGTAGCTGTGACGGATAAAGTGGCCACGGATGCCGCCGCCGCCGCTGCCAGTGCGTTGAGTCAGGTGGCCAACAAGGCAGATGCCTCAGCGGTGCAGGCCCTGACCAACACCGTTTCACAGCAAGGCCAGCAGATAATCGCCGATGGCCAGGCGCTTGTCAGTATCAATGCCAACCTTTCACAGCGCCTGGACAACAGCCCCACCAAGGTTTATCAGAGCGTGTTTTCGGACATGGCGCTTGATAAATGGGTTTCCACCAATAGCGGCGCAGGCTCCACCGCGTCGTTCTCGAACGTTGCCGGGAATGCCAGCGGCGCTACCTTGACGTTGAGCGGCGGTGCCAGCAACGCAACCTGGTGGGGGGCTTCGACCCGGAAAATCCGGTTTGACCCAGAGCGGCTTTACAAGCTCACCGTGCGCGTTCAACAGCTCACCCTCGGCAAGGGCGCTCCCGTGACCTATGCGGGGCTTGATGGTTTTGCCGAGGATGGTGTGACGCGCATTACCACCACGGGTACTTCCGGGGTGGGCTCTTCGCATTACGTGGTCATCAATGGCAGGCCTCAGCCACAAGGGGAGTGGGTGACCCACACCTCGTATGTCAAAGGCCACACTGTCGGGAGCGAGACCGGCGGGGCCGGTGCCGGTACCGTTGCAGATCCCAAGCGGATGAAGGCAGGGGTCGCCTGGATATCGCCGATGGTTATCGCGGGTTACAGCATGGTAGGCGGTGACCTTGCTGTGGACTTCTTCACCATTGAGGACGTAACCGAGCAGGCGCAAATCGACAGTAATGCGACAGCTACAAGTGCTTTGACCGGACGGGTAACGTTGACGGAACAGGGGCTGACCAGCGCGTCTGGACAGTTGACCGAGCTGACCAACAGCATCGGTGATGCTGGATCAGAAAACCTGGTGTTCAATCCGTCGTTCGAAAAGGTGGACCCAGGCACCCCAGGCATGGCGGATGGCTGGTGGCATGACGGTACGGCGAGCGGTAGTCGCACGCCTACGCTGGTGCAATCAAGCCTGGCCTCGGGCTTTGCCCAGCGCCTGGATGTGACAGGCCTGACCCCAACGACCTGGGCTCGGGTCTATGTGAAATCGGTGGCCAGGTTCAAACCGGTACCGGGGAAGACCTACACCGCGTCCGTGTACCTGCGCGGCACCCCAGGCCTGCGAATTCTTCCGCAGGTGTACGGGACCAGCGAAGCGGGATCAGGCCTTGAGACTTGGCCAGGGGCCCGGGTGGATGCCACTGAATCCTGGGTCCGGTTGTCTGTAACCTTCACCCCTGGTTCCGCCACCGCCAGGATCTATGCGGCATTCGTCGTGTATGGCGGGGCCTCGGTCAGTGGTGGTTACATTGAGGCCGATCGTTACCAGATCGAGGAGGGCAGCCGGGTCACGGGCTGGAGGGACAACGGCCAGGCTATCAGCGCTCAGCAATCCGCGACCGCTGCAGCTGTCGAATCGCTTACCTCTGCCGTGTCGCAGCAAGGTAGCACGCTGTCCAGCGTGGGGAGCCGCACCACCAGTCTGGAAAACAGCCTGACCACTACCAACGGCAACGTCACGACGGCGCAGCAAGCGGCACAAGCGGCGTCCGACGCGGCCGGCGCCAAGGGCAAGGTGCTGTACCAGTCGATCGCGCCGGCCGTGGCAGATCGCCTGGCCCAGAACCTGTGGATCGACACCACGGGCAGTGCCAACACGCCGAAACGCTGGAACGGCAGCACCTGGGTGGCGGTGAGCGACAAGGTGGCCACGGACGCGGCCGCCGCCGCAGCCAGTGCGCTGAGTCAGGTGGCCACCAAGGCAGAAGCGTCGGCCGTGAACTCGCTGACCAACCGGGTGAGCAGCGCCGAAGGTACGCTCAGCAGCAACAGTAGCGATATCACCCAGCTGAAAAACAGCATTGGCACAGCCCAGCCATTCGTGGCTGGCAAGGCCTGGGAGTTCATCGGCTCTATTCAAGGATGGGTAGGCACCATCGCCGGTTCGACCTTCACCGCTGGCCCGCTGTTCGCCACGGCGAGCAAATGCCCGAACCTGCAGTGCAACTTCACCCCGGCGATTGCCGGCGCCGAGAACCCTTACCTGCGCATCCGGCTGCGTCGACGCAACACCACCCGCGCGGGCGCCCAGATGTATTGGGCGAACGAGGATGGCGGCCTGGCTGAAGCTCGCCGCATGGCGTGGACCATCAGTCTGACCACCAACGATTGGCAAGACATTGAGTTTGACCTGTCTGGCCACGCCGGGTGGAACGGGAAAAACATCATCGCCATTCGCCTGGACATGATGAACTCGGTGGACTCGTCGGGCGAAATCGACATCGCCTACATCGCGGTTGGCCGCCGCTCGGCGGCTGCTTCGGCGCAGGCGGTGGCTAGCCTGGAGAGCAACGTTACCCAGCAGGGCGGCAAGCTCACCGCTGAGGGGCTGCGAATCGATGGGCTGTATACGTCGGTCGGAGATGCCAACGCGGCGATTCAGAACGAAGCCAAAGCCCGGGTTGACGGGGATGGGGCGCTAAGCAGGCAGATCCAGACCACCCAGGCGTCGCTGGGCACCACCAATGCGGCGGTGCAGCAGGTTGCGACCGCCCAGGCGGACATGAAGGGGATGCTTAACGCTCAATACACCCTGCGGGTGCAGGTTAACAACCAATATGGTGCGCACGTCTTCGCCGGATTCGGTATCGGTATCAATGAGCAGAACGGCGTTGTTCAGTCTGCGTTCGTGGTCAATGCGGATCAGTTCGTGTTGCTGAATACCTACGGCGGCGGGCTTTCGTCACCGTGGTCGGTAGTCGGCGGTCAGACCTTCATAGCTGATGCTTACATTCGAAGTGCAAGTATCGACACCGCAAAGATCAAGGATGGCGCAATTACCGCCGCCAAGATTGGGGTTGCTGAAGTGGACACACTGCGCATCCGTGGCAACGCCGTGACCGTCCCGACGGTGTATTCCATAGCTGGGGGGACAATAGGGGCTGGCACTGGCGCGTGGATTGATCTGATAGCGTTGCAGTTGACCATGGAACAGGCAGGGCTCGTTCTGATGCAGTTTTCTTGCACGCAGGACTACTCAAATGGCGGAAGCTCGTTCCGTTCAACGTTCGAGATGTATATCGAGGGGACGAGGGTGGCCATTGCTGGCGGCGCTGCTGTCAGTACCTCTCCGGTCCTGGTGGGCGCTATTGCAGTCGGTCCAGGAACATTCACGATCAAGGTCCGTTGGTGGGCTGAAAACTCTCAGATTGGCGTCAGCAACAAGGTACTTTTTGCCATGGGATGTAAACGATGAGCGATATCGAGCACTACGTCACTTACGAGCCTGACGGCCGTATCCATGGCGTGCTGAGTTGCCCCCCTGGAGCGGCGCAAGGGATCCTCCGGCTGAATACCAGCCTACCTGCACTGCAAGTGTCGGCGCCGGTGAGTGCCGATCAGCATTATGTAGCAAATGGTCAGGTCGTGAAGCGGCCGGATATCCCAGCGGTGCTGGAAGGAATGTGGCTCAAAGGGGTCCCAGCTGGGGCCGCTCTAGGGATTGAGGGCCAGATCTACATGGCAGACGGTTCGGAAATCGAGCTTGAGTTCTCCCATCCGGGTCGCTTCATGATCACGATCAGCAAGTGGCCGTACAAAGACCAGGAGGTGACCGTTGAAATTACGGCATAAGAGCGACCATGCGGCGCGGCGTGCCTCGGAATATCCGGCTGTCGAAGAGCAGCTGGACATGCTCTGGCATGCCATGGATCAGGGGCTCATGCCCAAGGCTGAGCCTTTCTACACGACCTTGCAGAAGGTCAAACAGCAACATCCCAAAACCTGAACGTTACACCTCAATCAATGCCCGCCCAGCGCGGGCTTCTTTTTGCCTGGAGAAAAACCATGCCTTACATCGCCATCAACCTCAGCAACGCTTATGACGTCGAAAACAACACCCGCTACGCCACCCAGGCCGAAGCGGACACTCGCGCCCGCGCGATCCTGAACCAGTTCCCGACTGCGCAGGTATTCACCGCGCAGGTGCTAAAGGACTACAGCGCCAAGGTGACCGTGACCGCCAAGGACCCTGCCGAGCCGGCGCCGGAGTCCGAACCCACCGCCTAACGCTCCTGCAATCAACCTATGCCCGCCCAGTGCGGGCTTTTTTACGCCTGGAGAAAACGCATGACCACACCCCGCGGCGTCCGCAACCGAAACCCCGGAAACATCGATTACAACCCACGCAACGCCTGGCAGGGCCAGCTTGGCCTAGAGGAGGGCGTAGCGAAGCCGCGATTCGCTCGCTTCGATCATCCTGAGAACGGCATCCGAGCCCTGGGCAAGCTGCTGATTAACTACCGTGGCAAGGACGGCATGCCCGGGGTGGGGGGAAAGGGCATCGATACGGTGCTCGAAACCATCAATCGCTGGGCGCCGAGCAACGAGAACGATACCCAGGCCTACGCCAGCGCCGTGGCCAAGCGCCTGGGTGTGCGCACCACCGATCCGATCAACATCAAGGACCCGGCCACGCTGCGCGGGATGGTGCTCAGCATCATCATCCATGAGAACGGCGGCAACCCGTATCCCCAAGCGATCATTGACGAGGGCGTGCGAAGGGCGCTGGCATGACCTGGCTCGGCACGGTACCGGCCTGGTGCTGGTGGCTGATCGCGCTGGTTCTGGTGGCTGGAGGCCAGGAAATTCGTGTGGGAGCGGGAAAGTTGGATGCCTCGGTGGCAATGTCGGAGCTATCCGACTACCGATTGGAGGTAGCGGAGCGCGACCGCCGCGCCGCCGTCAAGGCCAGAACAGAAGAACAGCGCCGCCAAGCCGTGGCGGACGAGGAGGGTGAGAGTGCACGACAGCAACTGGAATTGGCCCAAGGCCGCGCCGCTGCTGCTGAGTCTGCTGCTGGCGGGCTGCGCGGGGAAATCGCCCGACTGCGGGCCGGGCACGGAGCCACCTGCGACACCATCACTGCCCAGCACCGCCAGGCAGGAACCTCTGCCGTCGTGGTGCTCGGGGGATTGCTTGAAGAAGCTGACCAAATGGCGGGCAGCTGCGCAGCAGCGCTTGAGCGAAGCCGAATAGCTGGGCTGGCGTGCGAGTCGATCTATAATGGCCTGACCAAGTGAACAGGGCCTCGCAATGGACAAGCGCACGTTTATCGGAATGGTCGAGGCCGGCGAGCCGCTGATCCAGCAGGCTATTGATGCCATGCGGGAGTATCACCAGGCGCAGGATTGCGGCGCACCGGCGGAGGAGGTCGAGCGCCTGCGCTTGCTGGCCGAGTCGCTTTTCCAGGCGGTATCCGACTACCAGCTTCGCGCTGTGGCCAAGGCTCGCGGCAAGGAGTTACCGCCTCTTCACTGATCCGCTGATCGGCGATTGCCCGGGGCCGGGCTCGCCTATACGATACTGTATCTTTATACAGTATCGGTGTCCCATGTATTTCCTCCTCGTTCGCCGCCGCGTGAATGGCGTGGCCATCCCTGCTGATCAACTCAGGAGAGTCCCGCCCTTGCGGGGCGATATCCACATCGGTGATCACCACAGTGAACCGCTGGGCCGGATCGCGACCCAAGCTTGGGTATTCAACCCGACACCTGGGCCCGACGTTATCCCCAGGCTGTACGACGCGAAGGTCAATGGCATGGCCCAGCTAGGCATCAACATCAACGGGGTGGAAGAGGTCGACGGGGTGCTGTATGCGCAGTCCTGGTGGTGCAGGGCAGAATGATGCCCAGGATACCGCAGGCTTGGCTGGATGAACTGAATGACCATTTTGCCTTGGTCACCGATCCCGAAGGCCGCTCCGCGGTGCTGGATGAGATGGCGTATGCCGCCAATCGCAGGGGCGAGGTCAGTGCAGAGCACCTGGTCGACATGTTGGAGCTGTCCGAGGCCGCAAAGGGTTGGGCCTTGGTGGAGGTCGATGAGGCGTATCACATCGGCCTGTTCAGTTATGAGATTTCAGGTAAATGGGATGGCGACGAGCCAGGACGGATCATCGTAGGCAGAACGCCTGGGTGGGGGGCTGAGGCTGTCTAAAACTGCTCGAAAGGTTCTCGGTTTTACTGGGCGAAAATCGCTGAAACTGGCCGAACCGTATTAGACAGGCCGAATGCCAAGGCCGCTTTGGGTGCGGCAGGAGCACCGAATCTCACGCTACTGCTGCAGTACGGAAAGCTGCACAAATAAAGCCATTCTTGAATGAGGCGGCTTTGATCGCCAGTCCATCTCCATCAATGATCACGTTGTGCCGATGTCTGTTTGGCGCGCAGATTTCGATCTTCGGGTGGACCTGGACGGCTGGCTGCATTCGACCCATAGTGGACACTGAGGTGGCATCCGCCACTAGCTGTCACTAACAAGCAAAATTCCGACTCAGTAAGAACGGGCTTTCCCGTGAACACCGGCACAGGCGGTGCCATCCACACGCAGTGTCGGCTTCCACAAAGATTGTCATAGGGCAATGTCACCTCTGGGTCGATAGCGGAGTGAGCCCCAACCGGCTAATTTGCGCCCCGCTTAATGAATGGAGCAGCCACTCAACCCCAAAGCTCGAAGCTGATAGTCTGTGACAGCTTGAAACATCGACTCTGCGATCTGTCTCAATCGCTCTACCTCCATCGTGGGTGCGCCGGCATGCTTGGCTTCGTGCCAGCGACGCATGGCTTCGACAGCATCAGTGTAGGCAGGGTGATCAGGAAACAGAATTTCAGGAGAATTAGGCATTTGCCGCCTGCCTCATTAGTGGATCGCTTCTGGTAGGCCACCACGTTTAAAAAGCTGGTAGTCCACGACTGTTGAAAAAGAGAATCTGTCAGCAGGCGAAGCCTTTCAATTTCTCCTGCGAAAGCGTCATCCTTGACCGCCTTTTGATGAGCTCTGACTGCTTCTAACGCCTGTTTTAAAAGCGGTTCGCCGGCTAACGCTACGCCTCCCGCGGTTCCCTTCATGTCATGCACCTACTCCAAAGATCGTTAAATGTTCGGCTATAGCTTCCGAAATCGTACGGTTTTCGGGCCTCGCCGTGGAGGGCTTGGTAGCGATCACCACCTGGCTCACTGCGGGATGGGCCCGAGACACGCATCAATGAGCTCAGCTGTCTCAAGCAAATTCTGCCTCAAAGTAGGGAGTAGCGTCACTGCGACGGCAGATCTCCGTTGCGCCAGTTCAAGGACAATATGAAGAACAGTATCAGAGTGCCGCATTATTTCTATCAGATGCAATCCACTAGGTCCATTGGAACCTGCGAGCCAATTCTTCGCTGTTCGCTCACTCGCATTAGTCCAATTTCGTAGGGTCTTTATAGCTCTATGTGAGTTTCCGAGCTCGTCTAGCAACGCTGTCGCCAGAGAATGGGCATACACGTCAGCGCTGATTGGAAAAAAAATGCCCATTTTCGTGATCATATTTCCACCTCTCCTTCCTAAATTTAATATTTGATGATTGCTGATGCACATACAGAAACCTAGGGTAGCTGTCCTGTATCGGTATGCCATGAACCAACCCTATAGGTCTGCTTATGCGACAAGCTACATCCTTTAGCGCAGAAGCTAATAACAGAGCGGCTGCTTATGTTCGAATGTCGACAGAGCATCAGCAATATTCCACAGAGAATCAGCTTGACGCTATTAATATCTATGCGCAGACCCATAACCTGGATGTCGTGAAGGTTTATACGGACGCTGGGAAAAGTGGACTGAGTTTAGATGGGCGTGAAGCTCTTCAGCGTCTATTGTCGGATGTGGAGTGTAGGAAAAGTGACTTCACTACCGTTCTTGTTTACGACGTTAGCCGCTGGGGGCGCTTTCAAGATCCAGACGTCAGCGCTAGCTATGAAGTACGCTGCCGGCAAGCAGGCGTCCGAGTGGAGTATTGTGCTGAGCAATTTGTAAATGACGGCTCTCCCGTATCCAGCATTATCAAAAGCGTTAAACGAATGATGGCCGGAGAGTACAGTCGCGAACTTTCTGTAAAGGTATTTGCCGGCCAGGCGCGCCTAATACAGCTAGGGTATAGGCAAGGCGGACCTGCAGGCTACGCTCTACGCCGACAGCTAATAGATCAAACTGGCAAGCCCAAAGCTACGCTACATTATAAAGAATACAAAAGTCTTCAAACTGACCGAGTAGTCCTCTCGCCGGGACCCGAGCATGAGCGCGAAATAGTATTAGAGATTTACAACTCATTCATTAAGAAAGCTCAAACAGAGAAGCAAATTGCCGACTCACTAAACAGACGCGGCCTACTCACAGATTTAAACAGACCATGGACGCGGGGCGTAGTACATCAGATCCTTGTGAATGAAAAATACATAGGAAACAATGTTTGGAATCATACTTCATCAAAACTAAAGATGCCTCGTATTGCCAATCCTGCGAATCAATGGATACGGGCAGACGCAGCATTTCCAGCGATCGTTGATCAATCCCTATTCATTGCTGCACAAGCCATCATTCAAGCTCGTGCACGCTTATGGTCAAACGAGGAGATGCTAACAAGCCTAAAAGATCTATTCCAAGAACGAGGCTGTCTATCAGGACTTATCATAGACGAGCAGGAGCATCTACCCTCTAGCAGCTGTTATAGAAAGCGATTTGGAAGTCTGATTGATAGCTATCGACTGATTGGATATGAACCTGCAAGGGATTACGGATTCATAGAAGCCAATCGACATCTACGCGAACGATTCCCCAAGATATTTAATGAGACGCAACAAAAAATTGAGGCGGTAGGAGGTCGGGTCTCCGTAGACTCAAACACCCAATTGATACTCGTAAATGAAGAGTTCACTGTTTCAATTGTACTTTGTCGTTGCCAGCTAGTAGGAGCCACACGTCGGCGCTGGCAGGTGCGATTTGACTTCAGCCTTTTTCCGGATATCACAGTGGCAGTCCGCATGCTTCCAGGTGAGAATGAAGTTCTAGATTACTATCTTTTCCCGATGATTGACCTAGTAGCCCCTAATTTGCGACTTGGCGACACCAACCCTAAAGAGCTGGAGCTCTATCGTTTCGAAAGCTTAGAAATTCTGTCCGCGTTGAGTAAGCGATTCCACTTGTCGAGTGCTGCATGATGAACGCGCCTCAAGAAGCTCCACTGACGCTACATATCGGCAGAGCCTCGTCTATCGAGCAAGTCCCCTTAGAACTAATAAAAATTATCAACCCTAGGCAGCGAAACAAAAAAGCCTTCTCAAGGCTGGTTGAAAATATTGCAAATCTGGGCTTGAAAAGACCAATCACGGTAGCGCGCGCCGAGTCAGGTTTCGACCTAGTGTGCGGCCAGGGTCGATTTGAGGCATTTAAGGTACTAGGAGAACGGACCATACCTTGTGTTGTAATAACAGCTACTGAGATCGATAGGTACTTGATCAGTCTCGTCGAAAATTTAGCTCGAAGAAAACACTCGGGCCGGGATTTACTAGAAGCAATAAACTCACTGCATGATCGCGGATACAGCACCAAACAAATCTCGCAAAAAACGTGTTTAGACTACAATTACGTAGGCGGTATTCTTATTTTACTTCGGCAAGGTGAGGAGCGATTAATCAGTGCTGTAGAAAAAGGCTGGCTGCCGATAAAAATTGCCATAACAGTTGCGCGCTCGGACGACTCTGCAATACAAGTCGCCATGCTTGAGGCGTACGAGAATGGACTATTGAAGGGTGAACAATTAATGAAGGTCCGCCGCTTAATTGATAGCCGCCGTGCCAATGGGAAGTGTTTTAATCACCAAAAATCTCCTGAAAATATCACAACTTCTCGCCAGCTTCTTAATGCCTATCAGTCCGAGGTGCGCAGGCAAAGATTAATGGTAAAGAAAGCTGACATCGGCGAGCAACGTCTGCTGTTCGTGGTCACCGCATTAAGAAAACTCCTCTCCGATGATTACTTTTGCTCCTTGCTAAAAAGTGAAGGAATTGAGGATATGCCACAAGTTTTAGCCGATCGAGTCAATGGTGAATCATGAAAGAGGTAAGAAGAGCTTTTGATAGTAGGCTGGTTACTGTGCCTATCACTCAACTCTTGCCATCGCGAATGGTCCAGGCAACCACTCTCAACTCACCTAAGTATCTATCTATTTTAGCATCCGTTAGAGAGCTTGGGATTGTTGAGCCGCTGGCCATCCATCACGAACCAATTGATATAAATGAGCAGCCTTCTAGATATTTAATACTCGACGGACATTTGCGCCTAGCCGCTTTGAAGCAACTAGGTGCCCTACACGCGCTCTGCTTACTGTCCACGGACGATGAGGGATTTACATACAACAGGCAAATAAGTCGCCTGACACCAATTCAAGAAAGCAAAATGATTATCCAGGCAATTGAAAGAGGCGTATCAGCAGAAAGGATCTCTGAAGTACTCAATATCAAGCTTGATCGCATTCAGTTACGTCAAAATCTCTTAAAGGGCATAGCGCCAGAGGCTATTGAACTATTAAAAACCCGGATGGTAGGGCAGCCCGTATTCCCTATTCTTCGCAAAATGAAGCCAATGCGGCAGATTGAGGCTGCAGAGATGATGATCTCTGCAAACTGCTTTACCGGACGCTATGCACAAATGGTGTTAACCGCGACAAGACCTGAAGATTTAACGGTATCGAAAACTTCAGTCGAAGGAGTGTCGCCTGAAAGCATCATGAAAATGGAAAGAGAAATGGAGAGGCTTTACCATGACTACCGGCTTGTAGAGGATACCTTGGGGGAAACGATGTTGGTGCTAGTTGTAGCCAAAGGGTATTTATCCAGAATGTTACGCAATGAAGCCATATCAGCCTACTTACAGCGTTTTGAGCCTGACTTAGCTAGAGAGTTAATAGGGGTTATGAATGCAGTCACAGCAGATGCCAGAAGTCTAGAGCGGGAATAGTGCTAGCATGCTCAGTAACTTTACACCTAAATTTATTCGTTTGAGTACGCAAATCGAACGTCCGCAATGGGTGGATAGCGGACTGTCAGCGAAAGGTTTAAGGCGATAGCAATTCTGAGGGCCAAGCGTGTGCTGAGCTTGCATTGAGCGCTGCTGATTCAGCAAAAGGGCCAAGAACCAGTTCCAAAACTGGAACGCTGGGTGGAGTGCTTCTGCGTGTTGCTGGGAAGTGGCGGGCGATACCAATTCTGATACCACTGATGTCGAATCGAGGGGTGTTGGAGGGGTGTTTGGCCCAATGAAATCAACCCTTTGCCACCGCCAAACACCACTGAATAACCGCATGGTGATGTTAGCGGTAGAAATCAAGTGCTTGTCCTGCGGGGGTTCCAGAGGTGTATTTAGGCCCTCGCGTCAGGTTTGGGCCAATTTTGGGCCAATTCGACTCGGGGCGGCAGCTTCTCCAGCTCCCTCCAGTCCGAGGAGGAGCTGATCCATTTCGCGTAAGTAGAGAGCAACATCTCGACGCTGTGGCCGAGCTGGTTCGCAATGAACGCGGGGTTCATACCAGGCATCAGGCACAGGGTCGCATAGGTGTGGCGGGTGTCGTACTGGCGGCGCTCACGGATGTTCAGCGCGTTGAGCGCCGATTTGAAGTGGCGGATTGTAACACTTGGTTCGTTGATCCACAGCCCAACTTTGCTCGGCTGGAACACAAAGGGGCTGACCGGGTGCAGGGATTTGGACGCCATGCACCGGAGTGTGCCCGTTCGCTGGACCTGGGTGAGGGGCGTTCTTTGCGATGCTGGTCGAGGTTTGCTATAACGCCCGACCACTTCAAAGGAATGAGCTCATGTCACGCAAAGCATTGGTTTTCTTCTCTGCCGCCGCGTTCTCTGCAGTGGTTCTGGCGGGCTGCAAAGAAGATGCCGTCGACACAGCAGCCTACGAGCCGACTGGCGAACACTGTCAGCCCGACTATCTGAAAACGCTTCCAGACAACAAGGCGCGCGAAGACCTGGTCGAAAAGTGCATGACCAGTGGCGCTTACAAGAAGTCAGAGCCGAAGACCTGGTAACGTCCGTGCTTCAGTCAACGCCGCCTCATCAGGCGGCGTTTTGGTTTGAGGAAGTGCTGGCGGGCAGCGAGGTGTGGGTACATGCGGCAGGCAGCTGATATGCTTCGTCGCCTACCAAAAGGAGAGTGGTGATGCATTTGGGTGAGAGGCTTCGGGCGTTCCAGCGATGGTTCAACCCGAGGCGCAGGCGGTGGGCTGGCGTGACGCTGATCGCGCTTGGGGTGGTCGGAATGTTTCTCAACCCGGCAAGCCGGTGGACCATGGTGCTAGGAACTGGGATCTACTGGTTCTTCACCGCCTTGCCGCCCGTCCTCGGCGGCAAGCGTTGAGGCGCTGGCGGGCAGCGCCAGAGGGTGAGGCGGCTACTGCGTTTTCCAACATCGGTCCTTTGAGTCGTCCAATCACGGGGGCGAATCTGCGATAAGGCATGCGGCCGCTGGGGTTTGATGTCATATTGATTACACAGGAACATCGGCCCGTGTCCACGAGCCAGTCCTTCAGGCCTTACCTCCAGATGCCAAGCAACGTTGATTTTCGCTTCACGGCTCATCGGCAGCTCCTTGATCTGGAAGCCTGTACATCAAGGCTCATGTACCTGGTTGCTGCGGGTGAGATCCACGGCGCTATCTGGGATGATGCCGTGGTCTGCCAGATGAAATCGCATGATGCCTGGCTTCAGTTCTTGAGCCAGAGATCTCAGCCTTCGCTACCCGCGTGATCCAGAATCGCAGAGGAATCTGTGATTTTCAGCAGTGTCCCTAAACACCTGCAATGTTGTGCGTTCAGCCGCGCGTCCAAGCCTGTAGCAATTTATCTGCCGGCCTGGAATTTTTCATCACCCCGCCCGTATACCCATCATGCTGCAATTAAAAATTGACTGGATGCTCTAGAACAATGGGCCCATCTCGATAATTGCTTACCCAGCACACTTGGAGCCTGTCATGTTCAACCGCAATCTCAAAAAAATGCTGCAAGAGCAGAGCGCGGAGCTGCATCAGTTACGTCAGCAGGTCGAGCAGATGGACAGAGGCATGCTCACCATAAGGCTGGATGCACAGTTTCGTATCTGCGCATTTAACCGACAGTTCTCGGAAACCTTGGGGTATTCTGAGGAGCGCCTGCTGGGGCGCCCGCTCGCGGAGATCGTGCCGCCGTACGTTAAAGACCTGCCTTGTTTTCACGCGTTCAATCAAGCTGTAGCGCGTTTTGAACCCGTCAATGACGAATATCGCTACCTCCGCGCGGACGGCACGCTTGCTTGGTTGAAAATCTATTGGCTCCCTATTCGAGACCACGACGCGAGCCTTGGCTATGTCCAGGGTTACGGCAGTGAAATCACCCGTACCGTGGAGCAGGCGAAGGAAAATGAAGCGCTGATCCAGGCGCTGGTTCGGTCCACTGCCGTCATTGAATTTAACCTGGATGGCACCGTCATCACAGCCAACAAGCAGTTTCTCGATGCCATGAGCTACTCATTAGGCCAAATTGCAGGAAAACATCATCGTTTGTTCTGCCCTGCCGAAGAAGCGGCATCGCCCCAGTATGAAAGTTTCTGGAAGACGCTCAACCGTGGCGAGTACGTTGCAGACCGATTCAAACGCGTCGATGGCCGTGGAAGTGTTATCTGGCTCGAGGCCACTTATAACCCTGTACATGACACTGAGGGCAAGCTGTCTAAAGTTGTGAAGTTTGCGAGTGTCGTGACGGACCAGGTCGCACGCGAGCAAGAGGTAAAGGATGCAGCGGGTGTCGCGTACGCCATATCCCGGCAAACGGATTCGAGCGCGGAGCGTGGCGCTGTGGTCGTGACGCGAACGGTGGAGACCATGCGCAGTATCGCTGAACAAATGAACGCGGCAACCGAGAGCATCGAAGCGCTTGGCAAACAGTCTGCGTTGATCAGTTCTATCGTTAAAACCATTGGCGGAATTGCTTCGCAGACGAATCTGCTAGCACTGAATGCAGCTATCGAAGCCGCGCGTGCGGGTGAGCAAGGTCGAGGCTTCGCTGTGGTTGCTGATGAGGTGCGCAAACTCGCTGGTCACACCAGTTCGGCCACCGAGGAAATCGTTAGCGTGGTCCAACAAAACCAGGCGCTTGCGGATCAAGCCGTTAGCGAAATATTCAGCAGCCGGGCAAAAGCTGAGGAAGGCTTGGCATTGGCTAATGAAGCCGGCACCGTCATCCTGGAAATTCAAAGCGGCGCTAAACAAGTGGTCGGGGCAGTTGGCCGCTTTGCGAATGAGGTGAGGTAGGACGAAACAGCGCTCCGCAGGCAACTGCAGGGGTAAGGGATTAATCGTTATTACCCAAAGGCGCATGCACTGAGGACGCAAGCAAATGCGCGTGCATCTGCGATGTAAGGAGCTCAATCCGTTCACTCATTTGCTTTGTGACTTCTGTGAGGTGTGTGTTTTGCTCCAGCAACTGCAGAAGCTGCTTGCTTTGCATCTCCGCGTCCCGTTGACGTCGTTGATTGGCCATGGCAATCGCCTCTCGATGTCGCGCATCTGCTTCGGCTGTTGCTTTGTCACGGTCGGCTTGGCGGGTTTGAGCCAGAAGAATCAGAGGGGCCGCGTAGGCCGCCTGCAGACTAAACGCCAGATTCAATAGAATGAAGGGATAGGGATCGAACGCTGACAGCCCCGATAGGCTGATCCCCATCCATATCAGAACCACCAGTGACTGAGACCCTAGAAACAACGGCGTGCCAAAGAAGCGCGCGAAAGCTTCCGCCCTGCGGGCAAAAGCATCGTTACCAAACGGGTGGTGCATATGTTCATGGGCGCGGTGAAACCTGAGATGGTCAACATCTTCAAGACCTTCATGAGGGACAGGCTGCGCAGAGATTGACGGTTGCATCTGCTGGCTCCGTGGAGGATGGCCATTTCAGTCTAGACTAGCCCGCGAGCGCATACTGCAGAGGGTTGCTATGATGGCCCTCTATTGCTTTTGTCACGATCAATTCACTTAAGGAGCGTGAGATGACACGTTTATTGCTGGCTGCCTTGATGCTGGCATCGGGCGCGGCCCAGGCCGGGATTCCACTGCTGAACGCAACGTGCCCCGGCAACATTGAGGTCCATGCGGACAAAGGTGGGCCGATCTATATCAATGGCAAGGAAGGGAAGCTGAAGAAGTTCAACGATAACTACTTCGAAGCCAAAGGCAGCGGGGTGACTGTTTCATTGTCGATCAACCCCGACGGTTCGCCCGACGTATCGTATACCGGCAAGAACAAAGCCAACGGCGTATGTCAGGTAAAGGCATCGTAG